CGCCGCCACCTCCGCCGCCGCCACCACCTCCACCGCCGCCACCTCCACCGCCGCCACCACCGCCACCGCCGCCACCGCCGCCGCCGCCGCCACCTCCGCGCGAGAGCGCGCGGCGTGGTATTCCGTCCAGGCCTTTGAGCGCAGTTTGGCGGCGCGATCTCGAAGGGCGCGGTATTCTGACCAAGTCGCGACACCGCCCATGAGCATCGCCAGCAGTTCGTCGGTGACCGTGCGGATCTCGGTCAGCAGTGGCGACGTGTGGCCCTTCGCCAATTCCTCGGCGCGCTTCATCGCGCCGGACATGACCTCGCTGATGAAGGCCTTGCGGATGCGCTCCCAGCCGGCGCCATCGAGAGCGCCCCAGCGATGCATGCGTGTGGCGTAGGCCTCGCCGTAGTGACGCACGGTGGCCGCTGGAACGCCGTCGAACAGGCGCACGGTCAGGTGCGCCATCCAGCGCGGCATCAGCGATGCGGGGCAGTCGCCGGTCCCGTTAATATCGGGATGGATCGAGCCGAGCAGGCAAGCGATCTCGCGGCCCGCTCCGTCGTCGCCGCCGCCCCGGCCGTGCCATCGGCCTTGGACCAAACGGCCCTCGCGGGCGAAGGCCATGATGCTATCGGCGGCGATTTCCGGGGTGACGTCGGCGAGGCTGATGGTGGTTGAACTGGACATGGTTTTCCCTTTTGGTTAGAGGCGCTGCTGGATGGAATGGATGGGCGCGCGGGCGTCGATCCGTTGGGCGTGGGCGACGTACTCGGTCGCCTCGGTGAGGCAGAGGCGGGCGAAGTCGAGGCAGTCGGCCCACGGGCGACCGATCTCGCGCGCCAGCTCGGCATGGCGCAGCCAGTTGTGGGCGCGTTCGATGGCCGCGCCGGCCTCGCGAAGGAATTCCTGGCGCATCACGCGGCTTCCTCGCTGAGGGCTTCGGGCGACGCTGGCCGCTTGCGTGGCGCGGCGTCGGCCATGATCGCGCCGACGCAGGCCTTCATCATCGAGACGGCTACGGCGTTGCCGATCTGCTTGATCTGGTCGGTCTTGGTGCCGGCGAATTCGTAGGCCTGATCTTCGGAGGTGAAGCCCATCGCCGCCGCCAGCTCGTGCGGCTCCAGCATGCGGAACAGGATGTCGTAGCGGACACCGTCGACAACGATGCCTTCAACGAGATCGACATGGCCTGTCGCCGCGACCGTCGGCGTCGGCGCCCCAACACTGTGCACGCGCGGCGGCTGGCCGGCGCGTTCACCATGCTGGGCGGTGATGAAGGCCAGTTCGCCGCGGTTGGCGCCGGTCACGGTCGGAAGAGGCTCACCGTCGTCGCGCACCCGGTCGCTGCTGTCGTGATGGGTGACCGGCAGGACCATGGCGAACTCGCCGCCCTTGGCCGTGGTCATCGTCGGCAGCGGATCGGCGGTGTCGCGCGCCTGGTTGCCGCGTTGGGTGTGCGTCACCGGCACGATCAGGCTCAGGCGGTCTCTGGTGGTGATCGGGCTTAGCGGCTCGGCGTCGGTTCGCACGTTCGCGGCGCCGCCCGTCGAATAGTAGGCCGCGATCAGCGCGGCAGCGCCATGGGTCGGCGTCGAGGGGCTTGGCTCGGAAATCGCGCGCGGGGAGCCGCCCGACGCCTGCGACAGGATGAAGGGCTCAATGAGCGCGAACGTTCCGCCGCCAGCGTGCTGGACACCGAGGGGATCGTCGAGGCTGTGAGAGCGCCGGCCCTCTGTGTCGCCATCCTCCGTCCCGTGCGCAACTGTGGCGATGAAGGGCTGGACCAACATCGGCCGCGCGCAGCCAGGGTGGTTGGCGTCTCCGGCCCCGCCTGTGGTAAGCGCCGGAAGCGGATCGGTCGCCGACCGGGGCGCGCCGCTATGGGTCGACAGGATGAGCGCCTCGGCCGCGAACAGGTGGCCCGCATGGGCGGTCTGCGTCGGCAGCGGCTCGTTGACGTCCGAAACGGTCGATCGGCCCTTGAGGTTGACGATCACCGGTTCGGCGAGCCCGATATGCAGCCCGTTCGCGGCGATGGTCGGGACCGGCAGATCCAGCCCCCGCGCGGCCATGTGGTTGCGCAGGATCACCAGATAGGGCGCGGGCCAACCGAACTTGACCGCGCCGGCGTAGATCCGGGCCATGGTCTTGGGTGCGAGGTCTTTCTTGCGGTTGAAGATCGACCGCCCCCGGATCGAAAAGTCGATGATCTCCCGCGCGGGGCGCCAGGACGTCAGTGTCGGCGCGAGCGCGACCCCTTTCGGCGGGTGTTTCATGTGGGTCGTCGCCGGATAGACCACCCGCCGCCCGTCGCTGCGGGCCATGAGGATGAAGCGCTGGCGGGTGGTGGCATCGCCATAGTCGGCGGCGTTTAGCTTGCGCCATTCCGGCTCGAATCGCAGGCGACAAAGGGTGTCGATCCAGGCGCGGAAGTATTCGCCCTCGCGCTCCTTGATCGGCTTCATCGTCTTGGGATCGACCGGACCCCATTTTACGAATTCCCAGACATTCTCGATGATGATCCGCTTGACCCGCAGCTCGGTCAGCCAGGTGATGATGTGCCAGGGGTCGCTGCGCTGCTGGTCGGAGGTCGGCTTGCCGCCGCGCGCCACCGAATGGTGGGTGCAGGTGGGCGAGGCCATCAGCAGGTCGAGATAGCCCTCCGGCACCAGCAGGTGCGGGCGCACGGTCGCGATGTCCTGCACGTAGTGTCGCGCGCGGGGATGCATGCGGCGGTGCGTCTCGATGGCTGTGGGCCAGTGGTTGACGCAAACCAGCTCCATCTCGCGGCCGAGGTCCGCCAAGGCGCGCTCGCAGCCGGTGGAGGAACCGCCGGCGCCGCAGAGGAGGTCGGCGACGAGGAGCTTGCGGGCGGTCACGGCTCGACCGCTTCGTCTGACGTTTCAGCGGGGATGAGGCAGAGCAGATGCCCGACATCGCCGGCGCAGGTTTCGTGGACGAACACGCGGTGCGGGCCGTCGATGACCTTGGCCAGCGTTTCGTCGGGACCCATCACCGAGGCGAGCGCGCCGATCTGCATCTCCAGGCCGGCGGCGCGCCGAACGGCCCCGGCGTCAAAGCCCGCTCGGGAGATTTCCACGACGTAGAACAATGGCAAGGCGCTCGCCAGCTGCTGCTTGCCGCAGACCGCGCATGAGCCGAGGCGTTGCAATTCCGCGAGGCGCAGGTCGCTCATGACGCCGCCTTGGGCGCGAGCGCGCGCTCGGCGTCACCCATCGCGCCGGCGAGCATGGCCAGCCCGGGCTCGGCGCTTTCGGTCTTGAGCCGCGTCGTCGTGCCCAGTTCGACCAGCCGCTTGGCTTCGCGCGCGGCGGCGAGCAGGCGTTGCAGGACTCCGGCCGGGACCGAGGTCGGCGCGACCGGGGTCTGGGCGCTCGCCGAGTCGGCGGACTCGCGCAGCTGCTGGCTGAAGGCGTCGCCGACGAAACCGCCAGGTCCGTGGGGCGAGCCCTGCGCCGGGCTGAGCGGTTCTTCCGTGTCGCGCACGGCGTGCGCGGCCTCCGGCTCAGCCGGGCGTAGCCATTCGGTCATGTAGGTATGGCGGCCGGCAGGCAGCCCCAGTTGCAGCTGCTGGAACCGCAGCGAGTCGTCGCTGATGTCGAAGCGCCCGGCCTCGTCAGTATCGACGCCGATCTGATCGAGCCACGCATAGGCGCGGGGCGTCAGGGCCGCATAGGTGCTTGGTCCCTGGGTCAGGAACATCAGCAGGCGGTCGTGGATCATCGCCTGGGCGATGGGGTCCTTGTAGTAGCTGTTGCGGATCGCCACGCTCGGCGCGGCGCCAGCTGACTCTGGGGTGACGGTTTCGGTCTGGCGCTGGAGCGCGTGCGCCAGCTCGCTGATCACCAGGGCGTGGGCCGGCGCGACTTGGATCAGAGGTGCGACCGCGACTATGGGCGCCGCGCCGCCGTCGGGATAAGTGGTTGAGGGGGTGGCGTCCAGATCGTCGATTCTGGCGCGGAAGTCGCCCATGGCGGCTTCATAGGCGTCATCATCATCCAGGAAGCCGTCGTCGTCCTCCGCGACCTGTTCGTCATCGTCACCCATGAGGCTCGCGGACGGTTCGACACGTTCCGGCGGGTTAAGTTCGGGCGTCAGGTACTGCCCGTCGGATACGCGGGCCGCGGCCAGCTCGCCGACGGCGGCGGCGCGGACCTGGTGGAGCGCCTTGGCGGGATCGGTGATGAAGCCGATCTGGGTCAGCCACTTGTCGAGGTCGACGGTGTAGGCCGTGCGCGCCTCGATGACGCCGCCGGGCGCCACGGTGAAGCGGGTCAGGCTTCGGTCCGCCAGAATGGTCAGCGCGCCGCCTTGGGGACGCTTGTGCAACGGGGTGACGATGACGCCGTCGCCGACCTTCAACTCGCCTTCGCGCCGGGAGAAGATCAGCTCGACCATCGCCAGCGCCATCTTCGGCGATAGCTCCAGCGCCGGGCGTTCGCGGCGGTTGCCGACCATGAACCGGGCCTGCTCCAGCGACAGGCGCCGCAGATCGCCCTCGGGCAGCCGTGCTCGGCGCTTGGCGTCTTCGTCCAGTTCGCGGGCGACCTGGATGAACTGCTGGATGGTGCGCTTCTTGCGGCCGCCTTCGCCGATCAGGCGGATGATCTGCGCCGCAGATCGCCCGCGTTCGGCGAGGCCGAGATACCATTCCGCCTCGTCCAGCCAGTGGAAATCCTCGCGATGCAAGTTCTCGACGCCGGCGGCTTCGAAAGCCTCGTCGTCGGTCATGTCGCGGACCTGGGCGGGTATGGCGAAGGTCGGTTTCACCAAGCCCTGTTCGACCGCCAGACGCGAGGCGCGCACCCTCCGCTCACCCATGATGATCTCGAACCGAACCTCGCGGCCGAGAGCGCGGATCGGCCGCACCATGATCGGCTGCATCACGCCCTTGTCGGCGATGGACGCGGCTAGCGCCGGCAGGTCGGATTGGCTCGCGTCGCGGCGGGGATTGAACGGACTGAAGTCGAGCAGCTCCAGCGGGATCAGCGTCTGTTCGGCGAGCTGGTTGACCGTCGCTGGAGCGCCATCGAACACGTCGACGGCCGCCAGCGCGCGCCGCGCCAGATCGGTCAGTTCGACCTCATAGGTCGCGTCGCCGCAGGAGACGATCAACCCCTCGGCCAGCAGGCTTTCCAGCTTGCGGTTGAGATTGTTGACGACGATGTCCGCCGCGCCAGCCAGTTCGGCGCGGGAGCCGTAGGTGCCCGAGGCGATGGCCCGCAGCAGCGGCGCGTTCTGGACGGCGAGGGGGGAGAGCTGATCGGTCATCAGCGCGCCATCGCCGGCTTTTCGGCGGCGCCATGTCCATAGTCAGCCGGCTCCCGCGCCTTGGCGTCGAAGTCGGGAACAGGCATTGCCTCAATGTCGCGCGCAAAGACTGTCAGCCGGTTGACGTCGAACCATCGGCCATCGGGAAGCTCGCCCTTGGTGTTTGCGGGCGGCGTCAACGCGATCTGGACGCAGCCGAACAGATCGAAACATACGGAGGTGACGGTTCCCTTAAACTTGGTGACCCTGTCGATCGCGCGGCGCCCGAGGAGGTTGATGGATTCCTTGATCATGATCTGGCTTTCTCTGGATGAAGGGTTGAGCGCCTCACAGTTGCGGGGCCGAGGCGTCGGAAGTCTGCGAGGGTGAACAGCTGCGCGGTGGGGCGGGGCTCGCGGGAGTCCTGACATTGCGCGCGGTCCCCGCGCGCCGCGCGGGCCTCGACCAAATCCAGCAGCCCGGCGAGGGTCAGCCCGCGGCGGAAGATTTCGTCCGCCTCCAGGTCGATGCCAAAGCGCTCCTCGATGTCGATCACGGCGTCGACCATCGGCATCACGCGATGGTCGAGCACCAGCCTGTCGAGGGCCGGGCGCTCGCCCAGACTGCGCTGGATCAGCGCAAAGGCGATGTCGCGGATCGGCGACGTGACGGGCGCGCGGTCGGTCATGACAGCGCGCCCATCAGGAAAATGGCGGCGACGATCCAGCAGGCGGCGAAGCCGACAAGGACCCATCCGCGCATCGAGAGCAGCGTCCGCGACTTGGAGTGCCACGCGAGCGTCTGCGGTGGGGCGCCCTCGGCCGGGGTTGAGCGGAACGGGATGATGTAGACGCCGCGATCGGCGTCCCAGATCAGGTAGGGGCGGTTGGCGGTTGGCATCCGGCGCATCTCCCTTGCGCCTCGCGCCAAGCCCGGCGGAAGGCGTCGTGACCCGCATCACGTCGAAGCGGGTAGGGGATGAAATGGACTATTCGTCGCGCTTGTCAACACGAATTGTCGCATATTGCCGCGACGATGTTGTGGACTCGAGAGCGCGTCGCCGATCGCGCGGCCGTCTTGACGTGGCACGACGGCGGGTTAACCGTTGGCTAGCAAGGAATTGGGGGAGTGCGGTCGATGAGGTCGATATTCGTTCCGTTAGCTGTCGGCGCCGTGGTGGCGTGTTTCGCATTCCCGCGGGCCGACGCCGCGACCTTTCATATCCAGACGCCGTTCTTACCGGCCGATTTCCAGCCGTGGTCGGGGCCTGGACCTGCGACGATCCGGGGGCAGGCCTTCATGAAAACCCGAGGTGGGGACGTAAAAACCTGCGCCGGCACGACGGTGATACTTGTGCCGCTTAATGCCTACGGGCGGGAATTTTTGGCTGCGGACCGGCAGGGTTTCACCGCCGCCGACAACGCCGATCCCCACTTCGCTGACTACCTTCGCCAAGTAACCTGCGATGCCCAAGGCAATTTCGTCTTCGCCGGCGTCCCGGCGGGGCCGTGGGCTATAGAGGCGGTCGTGACATGGCAAACGTCCTATAGTGGACCCGACGATCCTGGGCCGCTCACCATGTTGCTGCTCGGCATCAAGCCCCACCCCGATATGGACATGCAGGGCGGCGGACTGGTGAAAGAGATCAATGCCGTTGCAGGCGAAAACACGGTATATGTGACGGATGCCGATCGGCCCTAGCGCATGCGCCGGTGGCCTTTAAGTGGAAGGCGCTAGGTGCATGTTGGGGGGCCTTCGTGACGCGCTAAAGCCCCAGCACAGCGTGCAGCGCCTTTACGGTCGTTCCCTCATAGCGGACTTCCTTGTCCGGATTGTACTGGCGGCAAAAGGTCACGCCGTCTTTCTCGTGGCTATAGGTCTTGATCGTCGCTGACCCGTCCCGGAATTCGATCAGCGCGTCCTGCAGCCGTCCTGGCGCGACGCCGCGCTGCACAAGCTTCCGCTCACCTGACCAGATGCGCGGCTCCATTGAGCCACCGACCTGCTGGATGAAGAAAAACTCGCCGTGCAGGCGCATGCCTCGCGGCAGAGCGAGCCAGTCCAAGGCCTCGCCCATATTGATGCGGTCAGGGTCCGAGCCAGCCGCCAGACCATAGAGCGGGACCGACTGCGGTTCGATCCGGCGCGGTCCAAGGCCAGTGTCATTGGCCGGCGCGCCAGACAGGAATTGTTCGATGATCGCGGCCTGATCAAGTTTAGGAAAGGCGCGCGTTCGAAGGAGCCGCGCCAACTGGCTTCGATCCATGTCGAGCGCCGCCGCAAGCCGCGTGCGTGCCCCGCGCCCCATTGTGTCCAACCGCGCTGCGACGGCTCGCCAGTCCATGAGTGTGTCCATGGACAGCAATATCGGTGGACGCGTTGTCGCAGTGATATTGACGAATGAGCCCAAATCAGTCCAGCCAAGCGAGACAATAAGTTAGCAACGGATCGTTGTATGCGACAAATCGTCCACAATGGCAACGCTGACGAAGCGCTTTCGCCTTCCAGAAAAGCCAGGCGCGTCCTGGGTTCTCTGACATTGGCGCAACTGTGCGGTCGCGGCGAGGCCGCGATTCGCAAATGGGACCGGCGCAAGTCCAAGGGCGGCACGGGCGGCTTGGTGCCTGCTGAGTTTCAGGCGCGCATCCTGGATCACGCTGAGAAAAACGGGCTTCCGCTTACAGCGCGGGATCTGATCGCGGAGCCGGTGCAATGAACGCGGCCAACTCGTCGGCGTATTCGAGCGCCCAAGCGAGGTCGTCACGAATTTCCTCAAGCATCGCCACGAGCTTGGGCGCTGCATCGTTTGCCGCTGGTCGCCTCCCGATCGGCAACCCCAACCTCTTCGCGGCATCGAGGAACAGCGCCGTCAGCGCTTCGGTTTCGGCGGGTGTTCTGGCGCGGCCCACGGGCGCGCAATCGTCGGCGGCAATCATCGGCATTCCCCCTATCGCAAAGCTTACTTGCGCCTACCGGTTGCCCGGCGCCGTCCGTTGGCAAGCGGGATCGATACCCAAGATGGGGATCGCGCGGACGCTGATGGCGCGGCCCGTGCCGAAACCGGGCAATTTGCGCGCCTTGTTTGTGGGTGCGGCAAAATGACCGGCTCGCGGCCCTATAATCGCTCCGCGCGCGCGGAGCCCGAAAGCCAACCGGCGGCTGTGATGGCTGGCCGCCTTAGCGCGATGCGCGGGAGTGTGGCATGAGCCACGCACGCCGCTTCACCGTCGATGAAATCTGCGGCTTCTTCGCCATCCGGCGGACGGACCTCAGTAAGATCGAGTCTCGTCGTTACGGGGCTGAAGAGCAGCGAACGCTCTTTGCCGCAATGACACCGCCACCGCCAACGCCTGGTCTGAGAGCCGGTAACCTGGACGCCGGTGAACCCGGCACGCTCCGTCACGCCGATCCCGCCGTATTGCGGGCCGGGAGGGCGTCATGAGCGGCGTCCGGGCGCGCGCGGCGGTCTTCGAACGCCTATGTGCGCAGTCGCGGGCCGGCAATGTCGGCGCGACCATCCAACTGGGGCGTTGGCTAAGGCTCCAGCAGCCGGATGATGCGGTCGAGCACCCTGGCCATATCGGCCTCGGTGGCGGACCTCAGCGTCATGGCTCCGGCGCCGCCGCCGCCCTCCACAAGTCGCGCCCGGGCCAAGCGTCCCGCATCGGTCCGAGCCAGCGCGGTGACGAGCAGCTCCAATCCCAGCAGCCGTTCCTCCGTCGTTACGGGAAGCTCGTCCTCCACGCGCTCAAGGTCATCTTCTTTCATCCCGATCTCTCCGTTGTGCGTCTGACAGCCGCGGTTGGAGAGCGAGTCGCGGGAGGCGTGAACTTCGCCTCCCGCGATGAGGAGCCACCGTCATGACCCTCCGCGACACCAAGCTGCGCGGCGATTTCGCCGCTTTGCAGGCCTTCCTGGAAAAGGCGGCGGACCTGGCCGACCGCTCACCGGCGTTCGAAACCGCGCTGGGGTCGCTGGACCTGAATGCCGCGGTGCTGGAGGTCGAGTGGGTCGCCTTCCCTGACCTGGCGGTCGTGGTCGCCCGGCCCGCGCCGGCGTGGGTCGCTCTGTTCCGCAAATACGGAGGCGTCTGGCCGTGACGAGCCATCACCTGAAAACCTGGCCGGTCTTCTTCCAAGCCATCCGCGCGGGCGACAAGGGTTTCGACGTCCGCGAGGACGATCGCGGCTTTCGGGTCGGCGACGAGCTGGTGCTGGAGGAGCACCCTGGCGGCGAGGTCGAGGTGCGGCGTATCGGCTACATCCTGCGCGACTTCATCGGCCTGCGCGCGGGCTATGTGGTGCTCGGGTTCGCCGACCCGCTGGTCGGCGAAGTCGAACGGCTGCGCGCGCGGCTGAACACGCCTGAGGTTATCCACTTCGCCGACGGCGTGGTGGTGGAGGCGGCGCACCAGCGCGAACGTTGGGGCTCGGCTCATGACGCCGGGAAGACGCCGGAGGATTGGTTCTGGCTGATCGGCTATCTGGCCGGGAAGGCGCTGGCGGCGGCGATCGTCGGCAACGCGGCCAAGGCCAAGCACCATTGCATCTCCACCGCCGCGGCGCTGGCCAACTGGCATGCGGCCCTTTCGGGGGAAAACCGCGAGATGCGTCCCGGCCTGTCGGAGGAGGCGCGGCCATGACGCGCCGCGCGCACAACGCCCGAGGCGGCCCGCTGCGATCACCGCGCCAAATCCGCGCCGACTGGGTTGCGGCGGTGGCCCGCGGTCGGTCGGCCACCGTCACGATGGCCGGCGCGACCATGGTCGCCGCCAGTGAGATGCTGGCGGCGGTCACCGCCGACATCCGGCATCTGCAGCCGGACAACTTCCCGATTGAGGCGTGGTCGGCGCGGGAGATGGCCAGGGCCTTCTTGGCGTTGGCGCGGGTGTTCTGCAGCCGCGACATCAATGCCGAAACGCGCACGGCGTGCGCGCCGGCGCTCGTGGCCTGCGCCGAGGCGCTGGACCGGTTGCTGACCGACCTACGAAACACCGAGGCGCAGGGCTGGCGAAGCCGCACCGGCGAGCGGGACTGATCCGATGGGGGGGGGCGACATTCAAATCAACCACCAGGTCAGCCGGGTCGCCGCAGCCGTGGCGCGGGTCATGGCCGTGGATAAGGCCGCGCTGTATGGCGAGGGTCAACGCAACCGCTGGGCCAAGACGCTCAACACCGCCCGTGCGCTGACCGCCTACGTCTGCACTGTCGATCTAGGCCTGAGCTATCGACAAGTCGGCGAGGCGCTCGGCTACAGCTCAAACGCCAGCGGCGTCTATAACGCGGTGACGCGACTGGCCTCGACGCACGGCCTGCCGCTGCCGGCGCCACGACCGTGGCTGACCGGCAAGCGGCTGGACCATCGGGCGTCCAAGGCCCCGGCCAAGCCAGGCCCGGACCTGAGCGTCGCACCAAAGGTCATCGCGGCGGCGCGTCAGATTCCCGTCAAGCCTCGCCCGGCTCCGTCGGAGGCGCCCCATTTGCCGATCGCCGCGCCGCCGGAGCGCCCTCCCGTCGCGCATTCACTCGGCCGCATGGCGTCCCCGTCGCCCCCCCCGCCGACGACAGTCGGCGGCTTGGGTGAGCGCATCATGGCCTTTCTGGAAAACCGCAGCGCGGCGACGGCACAGACGCTCGCCACCTGCCTGGACGCCAAGGAGCTGACGGTCAGCCAGTCGCTGAGCCTGCTCAAGCACCAGGGCCAGGTGACCAACGACGCGCCGTCCGGCGGTGTGATGCGCGACACGCTGTGGCGAGCGGCTGGGGAGGCCGAATAATGGAAATCGCGGGAGAGGCCGAGCAACGGGCCACGTCCGAAATAGCGGCGCGCTACCTGCGGCGCATCGCTGCGTTTCATGAGCCCCGGCTTAAGGGTGAGTCTGAGGAAGTGGTCGCCTACAACTTGACGCTGGGCGCCGTGCAATCGGTGTTCGGCGCTCTGCTGGAGCGCAACGGAGGCTTCGACGTCGCTCACCTGAAGGGCGCGGCGATGGCTGTTGGCGGTCTGATCGCGGCCATGCCGACCGACGGTGATCGGGCAGCCGCCTATTCGCTTTTTGGGAAAGCTCTTCATCAGGCGATCGACCAGGCGCTGGACGCCTTCGCGCCTCGCGGCGGGGTGAACTGATGACCGGCGGTTCTGACCCTATCGTCTTCGCCGCGCCGAACCCCTGGGTCCCGATCACCCGGCCGATCGACTTGAAACATCTCGGCAAGCTGTCGGAGGAGCTGGCTGAGTGCGCCGAAGCGGCGATGGAGTTCCTGACCAACCGCGCCGACGCGCGCGCGGCCGGCGGCAAGACATACACGGTCTGGCTCGAGGACGAGCTGGCCGACGTGGTCGCCAACGTCGTCCTGGTGGAGCGGCATTTTGGGCTGAAGGTCTCCAGTCAGATCGAGGACTGGGGACGGCCGACGGCCCATGACGGGTTGTTGATCGGCCTGACCCGTCGGCTGAGCATGGCCAGTCAGGCGGTCGCTCGCGCCATCATCCAGGGGCTGGACGGCCGCGAGCCGACCACGGGTCGCGTCAACCGGGATTGGCTGGAGGGGCGACTTCGGCGACTGCCCGCGCCCATCTATGCGGTGACCGAGGCCTATGGTCTGGATCGCGAGCGGATCAAGGCCCGCGCCGCAGCCAAGATGGCGCAGCTGCGCGCCTGGCACGCCATGCTCGCGCCCAATGACGTGGGGGGGGGGCGCATGAGCTGCGACCACGCGAAGTTCGCCGCCAACGTCGATGTCACGCGGATGACCGCTGGGGAGGGCGGTCCGGTGACCGGCTACATGGCCGAGTTGCGCATTCGCTGTGAGGCATGCGGGCAGCCTTTCCAGTTCGCCGGCTTGCTGCGCGGGGTGAACCTGGCTGAGCCGCGATGCTCGTTCGACGGGACCGAGGCGCGGCTGCCGCTGACGCCGTTCGATGAGGCGGCGTTCCGCGCCGTGCTGCAGCCCGCGAAGGGGACGGCATGACGCCGACAATCGATCAGATGCGCGTGCTCGTCGAGGCGCTGGCGCGGCCTGAGCTTGGATCGCCCCGCGATACCGCGCCGCGAGAGGTGGCTCGCCTGTCCTGCCGGTTGCGCGGGTGGGTGGATTGGCGCGGTCGGCTGACCGCCGCCGGGGCGGAGGTGGTTCGAAGCCGCGTGACGCAGCGCATCGTTTTCTTTGGCCGCACAGGGCCGCGCAGCTGGGTCCCCTATCGCTCCGGCCCGCGGTTCTGGGACGTGCGGGCGTGAGCCGGGTCGACGTCTACCAGGGCGACAGCCGCGAGGTGCTGAAGGTGCTCGCCGACGCGTCGATCGACGCCGTGGTGACCGATCCGCCCTACGCGCTCGTGTCGATCGGCAAGCGGTTCGGCGCGGATGACGCGGCGGCCTGTGGGGACTCCGGACCCTACAGCCGCGCCAGCGCCGGTTTCATGGGACAGCGCTGGGACACGGGCGAGACGGCGTTCGCGGTGGAGTTCTGGCGCGAGGTCTATCGGGTGCTGAAGCCGGGCGGTCACGTGGTCGCGTTCGGCGGCACGCGCACCTATCACCGGCTGGCCTGCGCCATCGAGGACGCCGGGTTTGAAATCCGCGACATGCTGCTGGAGCTGGTCGCCAGCGACCCGCTGATCCGGGCGTTTGTCGACTCGCTGAGTCCGGAACAGTTCCGGCTGTTCGCGCGGTGCATCGACGAAAGCCAGTTCGGCGGCATGCTGGCGTGGATCTATGGGTCCGGCTTTCCGAAGTCGCACAATGTCGCCAAGGCCATCGACGCCTACCTCGGCGAGGAAGGCGAGAAGCTCGCTCGCGGGTCGGCGGTCAAGCGGATTATCCCGGGCGTTGAACAGGCCAAGGGGGGCTGGGAAAAGACCAGCGACCGCGAATACCAGCCCGGCAACGACGCGGCGGCGACGCCGGAGGCGCGGGTCTTCGACGGCTGGGGGACGGCGCTAAAGCCGGCGCTGGAACCGATCTGCCTGGCGCGAAAGCCGCTGATCGGCGGCGTGGCGCGGACCGTGCTGGCGCATGGGACGGGCGGATTGAACATCGACGGGTGCCGGGTCGAAGGAAATCCCGCGGCGTGGGGTACTCAGACGCCCGCTGAGGGCTGGGGCCTCTCGGGCAAAGTTAATCCGCCAAGCCAAGTCGGTCGCTGGCCGGCCAACGTGCTGCACGACGGCTCGGCTGAAGTTGTCGAAACCTTTCCCGCCGAAGCCGGCGCGTTCGCGCCGGTTCGCGGAAGCGAACCGTCCAGCCCCACTTCTGGTGATATCTATGGGTTGCGCGACCGGGTCGCGACGCATCATCATGGCGACAGCGGCTCCGCCGCGCGGTTCTTTTACTCGGCCAAGGCGGACGTCGAGGACCGGCTGGGGTCGGACCATCCGACGGTCAAGCCGGTCGATTTGATGGCCTGGCTGGTGCGGCTGATCACGCCCAAGGGCGGCGTGGTGCTGGACCCGTTCGGCGGAAGCGGCACGACGGCGCTCGCCGCGATGGTCGAGGGCTGCGACGCGATCATCATCGAGCGTGAAGCTAAGCACGCCGACTCCATCCGACGGCGCGTGGCCTGGGCGCGCGGCGCCGGCGCGCTGACCACCCAGGAGATGCTGCGCGGCAAGATCGCCAAGGACCCGGGCGGCGCCGCCGGCGAGGGCTCGCCCCTCTTTTCTGGGCCGCTGTTCGCGCCAGCCAGCCAGCCAGCCAGCCAGCCAGGGAAAATCACGCGTCGGGAGCGGACGCAAGATCGGACCGACGGGGCTGAAGCGGTGACCGCACCCTTTGATCATGGAGATGAAAGCGATGTTTAGGACGAGCGCCAGAACGCTGGCGGTAGCGCTGATGCGCGTGTTGCCGGTCGTGGAGCATCGCAACAGCATCCCGATCCTGGGTTGCATCCGGCTGCGCCGCGAGACGGCCGGCCATGTGGTCCTGACCGGGACTGATCTCGATGTTCAGCTGGACGTGACGGCGACGGTCGAGCCGGTTGGCGGCGAGGGCGAGATCGCCATCGATCCGCGGCGGTTGCTGGCCATCGCGCGTCTGCTGCCGCGCAGTGACGCGATCGAACTGGTGATCGACGGCGAGGGCGTCGTGCTGACCTGGAACGGCGGCAAGGCGCGGTTTCGCGGTCTGGCGGCATCCGACATGCCGGAGATGGTGGTCGACGGCGATCTGGCCCATGCGGCGCTCGACGCCCAGGCCGGCGACGCCCTGCGGCGCGTGCAGCCGTTCATCTCGCGCGAGGAGACGCGCTATTATCTCAACGGCGTCTGCATCGACGGCGGCGCCTTCGTGGCGACCGACGGCCATCGGCTGGCCGCCATGCCGGGCGGTGAAACGCTCGCGGCGCTGAGCGCCCAACTGGGCGACCATCGTCCGATCGTGCCGACCCGGACGCTGGGCCTTTGGCTCGACATGGCCGGGCGCGGCGACGTGGCGGTGGATTTCAGCCTGAACGCCGGCTGCAAGATGCGGATGACCGCCGAGGACATGGTGGTTTCGTCCAAGACCATAGACGGCACGTTTCCGCCGTGGCGGCGGATTTTGCCGGATCGCAGCGCGCTGACCCAGGTTCAACTGTCGCGCCATGCGCTGTTGCGCGCGGTCGGCCTGGTTTCGGCGCTGGCGGCGCGGGGGGGGGCTCACGGTATGCTGTCGTTTGACGCCGGTCGCGCCCAGGTGCTGGCCAAGATGCTGGACGACGCCGTCGCGGCCGACATCGGCGAAGCGCCCGGCATCGCGGCCGAGGTTCCGGTCAATCTGCGCTACCTGCTGCATGCCCTGAACGCCGTGCGCGGCAAGACGGTGACCCTGTGGCTGCCGGATGGCGGTCACTCGCCGTTCGCGCTGGAAGGGTCCGAGTCGGCGCCGGATGAGCATGTGGTGATCATGCCGCTGCGCAATCTGGAACCGGTCAATTTCCGCGCGCCGGAGCTGGTTCTGGCCGCATGATCTGTCCGCGCCAAGCCTTGGGTCTCCGCCTCGCCGACTTCGAGCGTCGCTATCCGCATCATACCGCCGCAGCGCAGCGCGCACGCCGTGCGCGGTTGCTGGACATCGAACTGGACCGCATGGAACGGGCCGAGGCGGCGCGCGACCGTCGCCGCGCCCTCGGCGGCGTGCTGGCGTGGTTGCGCGGGCCCCATGCGCTGAACGCCTGGCGCCAGCGGCGCTATGCGGCGCGGCGGATCGCCAGACAGGTGATCGTCGACCACTGGCTGACGAGGCGTCCGCTGTGACCGCGCTCGAAAACCCCGACGTAGCGCTGCGCGCGCTGGCGGCGCTGAACAGCGGACGGTTCCGGCTGTCCACCGAGGCTGAAGCGCAAGAGGACATCGAGCGGGCTCTGCTGGCGGTGTTCCTGCCGGCGCAGGTGACCCGCGAGGCGCGGTTGAGTGCTCGGGACCGGCCCGACTTCCTGATCGAAGGCGGCGTCGTGGTCGAGGTCAAGCACAACGGGGCGACGGCCAGTGCGACGCTGCGTCAGCTCTGCCGCTATGCCGAACATGGTGTGGTCGGCTCGATCATCCTGGCCACGGGGCGCGCGATGGACATGCCGCGCGAGATCGCCGGCAAGCGGCTGTTCGTGGTCGAACTGGGGAGGTCGTGGCTATGACGAGTCTTCCAGGCGGGGGGCCCCGCACCTATGGATCGCTCGCTCTGGATCGCGGCGCATGGATGGTCGGCGAGTTGGAGCCGCACGTCGCCATCAGGATCAAGGCGGTGTTTCCGCAACTGCCGAAGGCGTCGCGCGGGCCGTTCCGCCTGGGTCGCGACGCCCAGGCCGCGGCGGACCTGGCGTGGTTCATCAGCCGCTATCCGCTGCGGATGAGCGACGACGCCGCCCTGGCGTTGGCGGACGGTAAGCGCCAGTTCGAACACACCCAGGCCGAGGTCGGCCGCATCATGGCGGCGGATTACACGCCGCCGCTGTTTGAGCTGTTGAAGCCTGGACAGCAGGTGCGGATGCATCAGGCGCGCTCCGCCGAGCTGCTGGCCATGTTCGGCGGCCTGCTGGTGGCCGACGACGTCGGTGAGGGTAAGACCTACACCGGCGGGGCCTGCATGATGCTGCCAGGGGCGCTGCCGGCGACCGTGGTCTGTCCAACCCATCTTCGCCTGCAATGGGCGCAGAAGCTGGCTGAGTTCACCACCCTATCGACCCATGTGGTGGCGACGACCAAGCCGCACCCGCTGCCGCCGGTGGACGTGCGGATCTTCAGCTATTCCAACCTCGCGGGCTGGATCGATTACCTGGGCGTGCTTGGGACCGGTCTGGCGGTGTTCGACGAGGCGCATGCACTGCGCAACGGCGAGGCGACCGCCAAAGGCTCGGCGGCGCGGGCGCTGATCGATTGCTGCCGCATGAAGCTGGCGCTGAGCGGGACGCCGATCTTCAACTATGGCGACGAGCTGTGGCGGCTGATGAGGTTCATCCGGCCGGAGGTGCTGGGCGAATGGGATGATTTCGTCCGGGAGTGGTGCGGAGGCGGCTTCGTCATCCGCGACCCGCCGGCGCTGAATTCCTACATGGTCGAGCAGCACGCCATGGTGCGCAAGCGCGGCTCGGCGCCCGAACCGAACACCATCGTCCAGGTGATCGACCACGATGTGCGCCAGCTGGAGAGCGTCCAGGCGCTCGCCCACCAGCTGGCGGTGACCGCCAAGAGCGGGACCTTCCATGAGCGCGGCGAGGCGGTGCGCAAGCTGGACATGTTGCTGCGGCACGAGACGGGCGTGGCGAAGGCCAGGTCGGTCGCGGCCTATGTGCGGGTGTTCGCCGAGGCGGGCGAACAGGTGGTGTTGTTTGGCTGGCATCGCGACGTCTACGACATCTGGATGGCGTCGTTAGCCGACCTGAACCCCGCGCTCTACACGGGGTCGGAAACGCCGCTGCAGAAGCACGCCGCCAAGGCCGAATTCGTGTCGGGCCGGGCGCGGGTGATGATCATCTCGCTGCGGTCGGGCGAGGGGTTGGACGGCCTGCAGCAGGTCTGCAAGGTCGCGGTGATCGGCGAGCTGGACTGGTCGCCGGCGGTGCACAAACAGAACGTCGGGCGCATCAATCGCGAGGGGCAAGGATGCTGGCCCGAACCGGTGACCCTGGTCTATCTGATCGCCGACGACGGCTCCGATCCGGAAATGGTCGAGGTGCTCGGCCTGAAGGCCAGCCAGGCCCACGGCGTCGTTGACGGCGCGCTGGCGACGCCGGCGCGGACCTCGGATATGAGCGCGATCGAACGGCTGGTGGAGCGCTACCTCGCCCAAGGTCCTGGGACCAAGGGTGAGGCGGCATGAGCAACGCGGCGCTGACTTGGGCGTTCGGGCAGCCGCTGGACTCCAGCGGGGCCAAGTTCGTGCTGGTCGCCCTGGCGGACCACGCGACCGATCACGCAGGCGAGGACTGGACCTGTTTTCCGTCGAACGAGCGGCTCTGCGAATTCACTTCGCTGCCGATGCGGACGTTGGAGCGGCATCTGTCGTGGTTGGTCGCCGAGGGCTGGATCACCCGCACCGCCGAGCGGGACGGGCGTGGTCGCATGAAGGATCGGCGATATCGGCTGCATCGGCATGAGGAGGATCGGGCCGCGTTGAAGGCTTCGCGGCAGGGCGGCGCGGCCGTGGTGGAGATGGCGGAGGATGATGGCGAAACGGCCTGTCCACCCGCCAATATGGCGGGTGGTGAAACCGACTCTCCACCCGCCAAAAATGGCGCTCACCACCCGCCAAAAACAGCCTCACCACCCGCCAATTTGGCGGGTGGTTATATAGATGAACCCCCAATAACCCTCATAGAACCCTCACCGGGCGTGCGTGCAGATGCGCCCGGGGGCGAACGCGCGGCTTTCAATGAGATCGCCGATCTGTGGGGCAAGACCGATCCGGATCGGGTGGCGAAACCGTTGGCGTGGCCGGCCTGGCAGAAGGCGGCTTTGCGGTGTGAAGGCGGCGAACCGGCGCTGGCCAAGGCTTGTCGGCGCTACCTGACCGAAAGCGGCGAGGTGAAGCGCCGACACTGCCGGCCGATGGAACGCTGGCTGGCCGAAGATCGGTGGGAAAACTGGCTCGGCGCGACGCGCGCTGAACGTTGGGGGCTGCCTGAGCTGGCGACCTTTGCCGACGAAACCATCCGCAAAACCGTCGTGACCATGCAGGGCGAGGAGTTCGCCCGGTCCTACCTCGACCGATCGGCCTGGGACCAGGCCAGTCGGACGATCACGGCGTGGTCGACCTTCGCGGCGGCGAAGTTGCGTACGCTGAACAACAATCCGGTGTGGCCGAAGCTGGCGATCACCGTGCGCGATCCTGAATCAACACTATCGCCAGCAAACCTGGGGGACGGACGATGACGGGGGCGGCAGTGACGGCGATCAGGCGGCGACAGGCGGCGGCGAGCGGCTGGTTCGCGGTTCGCTGCAATCCGCAGCGGCAGTTCATCGCCGCGAACAAGCTCCAGCAGGCTGGGGTTTCGGTGTTCATGCCAATCGACGTGCGGTGGGGCAATCGTCGCGGAACGCTCGGCCGGTGCAAGGTGGTGAGGCCGCTGATCTGCGGTTATCTGTTCGTGCTGATCGACCTGGGCGACCAGCGCCAGGTGCTTGACGTGGACGAGGTGCACGGCTTCCTCGGCTATGCTTGCGACGATGGCGTCACGCGGCCACTGCCGATGCCGTTCCGGATGATCCTGGATCTCCAACTCGGCGATCTTGAGGGCGCGTTCGACGAGACGCGCTGCGCCAAACCCATCTACCGACCGAAGAAGGGTGACCGCGCGAAGGTGACATCCGGGACCTGGATCGGCTTCTTCGCCAAGGTTGTCGCCACGCCCAAGGGCGAGCGGGTGCATGTGATCATGGAAGGCCCGCACGGGCGCGGCGTCGTGCTGCCGGTCAGCCAGTTGAAGGCGGCGAGCTGAACGATCTTACATGGCGTCTTGCGGCGTTGGGCGAATCGTCCGCTTCTCTGCGGTCAATGCCGCTGATGCGGCGGGACGACCGGCTGCGAGCGAATGCGCTCTCGGAATACGTGCCCAGCGGGCAGGCCGATCCCCGAGATACCGGGCAAGACGCCGGGTCTCAAGTGCGAAGCTGTGGTTCACCGATGGCGAAACTCTCGACCTTCCGGTCCAGCCTCGGCACGTTCAATAGCCGCCGCGTCGCCACGCCACCCAAGGTCGCCGACGACATCTTCTCGACGGCTGAATATGCCGAGTGGCGCGAGGCGGTGATCGCCCGCGGCGGTCGCCGCTGTGAAGCGATCGACAACGGCAAACGCTGCTGGAAGCGCGAACCCGGCGCCCGCATGTTCGCCGACCACATCATCGAACGCCGCGATGGCGGCGCGCCCTTCGACCCCATGAATGGCCAGTGCCTCTGCGGCTCCCACCACACCGCCAAGACCGCCGTCGCCCGCGCCGCAAGGCGCTGATGGCCCTCCTCTAAGGATGGCCCATCGCTATCCCCCTAGGGGGTATAGCTCCAACCTCATCCCGCGCCGCCAACCGCGATGGATCGCACGCGCAGATTTTTTCGACATGACCGAAATTTCCGAGCCGAAAGACTTGTTCGGGCTGCCGCTGCGGGACCTTCCGAGCAAGCGGGGCCGACGTAAGCTGGTGTTCGCCGAGGAAGTCTATGAAAGGGTTAGGGATTTACGCGCGGGGAATATGAGCCAGGAGGAGATTGCGGTCGTCCTTCGGATCAGTGTCCCCACGCTGGTGAAATATTTTGGATCGGAGCTGACCGAGGGGCCGACCCTGCGCAAGGCCGAGGCGATCGAGTTGCTGGCCCACGCGGCGCGCAAGGGGAACGTCTCAGCGATCAAGGCCTACAAGGCGGAGATCGACAAACAGGGCGCCTCGGCGGCCCTGAAGGCGCGAGAGCAAAACGCACCGCGCGCGCCGGCGGCGATCAGGATGGGCAAGAAGGAAGCGCGCCAGGAAGAGGCCGAGAACGTGGTCGCCGCCGGCGGCAAGTTCGCGCCGCCTGAAGCGCCCAAGCTGTTCAACTAACCTCCGGCCCGTCGCTTCGCTGCTTGAGGCCGCTGATGCAAACCCACTCGACCGCCTGCCTCGACTGGCGCGAGCGGATCGTCGCCCGGCAGTCGCTGATCCCGCCGCCGATCTTTCCGGACGAGGCCGCCGCCGCGCTCAACGTCTTCAAGTCGCTGAAGATCGTCGATGCGCCGGGCAAGCCCTCCTTCGGCGACGCCTGCGAGGACTTCGTCTTCGAGTTCGTCGCCGCCATTTTCGGCGCCTACGACGCCACGGCGGCGCGGCGCCTGATCCGCGAGTTCTTCCTGCTGATCAGCAAGAAGAATTCCAAATCGACCATCGCCGCCGGCATCATGCTGACGGCCCTGATCCGCAACTGGCGCCACTCGGCCGAGCTGCTGATCCTGGCGCCGACGAAAGAGGTCGCGAACAACAGCTTCGGCCCGGCAAAGGATATGATCGCCGAGGACCCGGAGTTGCGGAACCTTCTACGGGTCCAGGACCACACCCGGACGATCACCCACCGCATCACCGAGGCGACCCTCCAGGTTGTCGCCGCCGATTCCGAGACCGTCTCAGGCAAGAAGGCCTCATTCGTCCTGATCGATGAGTTGTGGCTGTTCGGAAGGCGCGCGAACGCCCGCAACATGCTCCGCGAAGCGACCGGCGGCTTGGCCAGCCGCCCCGAAGGCTTCGTGATCGCCCTCTCAACCCAGAGCGACGACCCGCCGGCGGGCGTCTTCCTCGACTGGCTACGCCGGTTCCGCGACATCCGCGACGGCAAGCTGATCGCCCCACGCTCCCTCGGCGTCCTCTACGAATTCCCGGAGGACATGATCAAATCGGGCGCCTACAAGAAGCCCGAGAACTTCTACGTCACCAACCCCAACCTCGGCCTGTCGGTCGACAAGGAATTCCTGCTCGACGAATACGCCAAGGCCCAGCGCGAAGGCTCCAAGTCCCTGGTGGGCTTCTTCGCCAAGCATCTGAACGTGGAGCCGGGCATGGGCGCCCGGTCGGACAACTGGGTCGGCGCCGATTTCTGGAAGCGCACCAAGGTGCGGCTCACCCTGGCCGACATCCTCGATCGCTGCGAAGTGGTCGTGGTCGGCCTGGACGGCGGCGGCCGCGACGACCTCTACGGCATGACCGTCCTCGGCCGCGAGTCGATCGAGGTCGAGATCGCTGCCGATGCCCCCGCTGGCGCGGCGCCGGACGTTTCAAGCGGCGAAGCGATAGGCCTTGGGACAAAGAAACGCGTCAAGCGCTGGCTATCCTGGTCGCACGCCTGGGCGCACCGGATCGTGCTGTCGCGGCGCCAGACCATCGCCAGCCTTCTTGAGGATTTTGAACGGGCCGGCGAGCTGACCTTCCAGGGCGCGCCTGAAGTTGGCGGCGAACTGTCCACCGATCTCGACGAACTCGACGGTGTCATCGAAAACATCGACCTGGCCGAGATTATCGACCTGATTGTCCAGATCCGCGACGCCGGCATCCTCTGTTGCGTCGCGGTTGACCCCGCCGGGCTCGGCGAGCTGATCGACGCCCTGGCCGAGGTCGGCATCGTCGAGGAAAACAAGGAAACCGGTCGCGACTACGTCATTGGCGCCGCCCAGGGCTACGCCATGATGAACGCGCTGAAAACCGCCGAGCGGAAGCTGACCAACGGCACGCTCCGCCACGCCGACCAGGCGCTGATGGACTGGTGCATCGGCAATTTGAAAATCGAGCCGACCGCCACGGCGATCCGCGCGACCAAGCAGAACGCCGGCGACGCCAAGATCGACCCCGCGATGGCCCTGTTCAACGCCGTGACCATCATGGCCACCAACCCCGAAGCGGTCCGTTCCGCCTACGAGGAGCACGGCCTTCTTTTTGTCTAAGAGGTCGCGCGCGATGGGTTACTGGTCGAGCGTCATCAGCGCGATCCGCGGCAAGAGCGCCATGTCGATCGACGACTGGTGGGCGGAATATGGTCCCCGGTCGTCCAGCTCGGGCGGCATGTCGGTCACCCAGCTGAGCTCGCTGCAGGTCTCGACGGTCCAGGCCTGCGTTTCCATCCGCGCGGAGGACGTCGCCAAGCTTCCGGTCCACGTCTACGCGTCGTTGCCGAACGGCGGCCGCCGGATTGTCGCCGACCATCCGATTGAGCGCCTGCTCCAGCAGCCGAACGACTACCAGAGCCGCTTCGAATTCGTCGAGCAGATGCAGGTCTCCATCCTGCTGCGCGGGAATGCTTATGCGGTGATCCTGCGCGACGGTCGCGGCCGGCCGACGGCGCTGGTGCCGATCAATCCCGACCGGGTGTGGATCTACGAAGCGCCCGGCGGCCAGGTCTTCTACCAGGTCGCGCGGCGCGGGCTGCATGAGACCGCCGTGCTGGCGTCCATGCCGATGATGATCCCGTCGGAGGACATCTTTCACCTGCGCTGGATGGCGCTCGACACCTCGCTCTACGGCGCCTCGCGCATCGGTCTCGCCCGCGAAGCGATCGGCCTGGCGCTGTCGCAACAGGAGCTGTCGGGTCGCCTCTCCGCCAACAGCACAAACCTCGGCGGGGTGCTGACGACCGACCAGAAGCTGACCAAGGACGCCGCTGAGCGCCTGTCCCAGGACTGGAAGACCCGCAAGCAGGGTCTGCGCAACGCCGGCGACACGGCGGTGCTGGAACAGGGCCTGAAGTGGGTCCCGATCGGCATGACGGCCGCCGAGGCCGAGCTGATCGCCGCCCGCGGCTTCCAGGTCCAGGAAATCGCCCGCCTCTACCGCATGCCGATGCACAAGCTGGGCATCGTCGAGCGCGGCGCGGGTTCGTCGATCCCCGAGATGAACCAGGAATACGCCAACGACGTCGTTTCCAGTGACCTCGGCCGCTGGGAAGCCAAGCTGTCGCAGACCTTCGACCTGGCGGCGGACGGCGTGTTCGTCGAGTTCGACGTCGCCGGCCTGATCCGCGCGTCGCTGATGACCCGCTACCAGGCCTACCGCGCCGGCATCACCGGCATGTTCCTCAAGCCGAACGAGGCGCGCCGCGCCGAGGGCCTGCCGGACGATCCGGACGGCGACAAGCTCTACCAGCCGACCAACATGGCGCCGCTCGGGTTCGAGCCCGCCGGCGCCGAGACGGGCCCGGGCAGCGATATCACCGGCCAACCCGCGCCGGGCGGTCTGGGTGATCCCGGCGCTGGCCCGCTCGATCCCGACACCGCACCCGACGACTGAGTCCCGCCCAATGCGAGGAAATTCCCAATGAGGCGAGCATTTCCAGGCTTCGGTCCGGATGTCGAGGCGCGCTACGAGCGTGCCGGCAAATGGCTGTTGGCCACGGTCTACGGCCGTAAGGCCTCGCGCGACTGGTGCGACAAGAAGGGCGTGGCGATCGTCAAGGCCGCGTCCGAAGGCATTGGCTCCGGCGGCGGCTTCCTGGTCCCCGAGGCGCTCGAAAACGCCATCCTCGACTTGCGCGACAGCTACGGCGCCTTCCGGCGGCGCGCCTGTAAGTGGCCGATGGGCTCGGACTCGTCGTCTTTCCCGCGCCGCATCGGCGCGGCCCAGGCCTTCTTCTTCGCCGAAAACAGCCCCGCGGCGAACACCAACACCAATATGGACGAGGTCAAGCTCACCGCGAAGAAGCTTGGCGCCCTGGTGCGCCTTTCGAACGAGCTGGCCGAGGACTCGATCGTCGACATGGTCGACTACGTCGCCAACGAACTGGCTTGGGCGTTGGCCGTGAAAGAGGATCAATGCGCCTTCAGCGGCGACGGCACCTCGGCGTATGGCGGCATGAAGGGCATCGGAACGATCGCCAACGACGGCGCTCACGGCCAAGCCCGGCAGGCGGCGAGCGCGGACGCGTTCGGCTCCCTGCAGGCCGGCGACATGGCCAGGCTCGTGGAAGGCGTCCGCGCCTCGGCCATCCCCCGCGCGGCCTGGTTCATGAGTGTCACGGCCTTCGCCCAGACCGTGATCCGTCTCGCGAATGCCGGCGGCTACCTTTACACCGGTCCGCTCGACAACATCGCCACCCCCTATTTCAACGGCTTCCCGGTCGTGTTGACCCAGGCGCTCCCGCTCTCCGCCACGGTGACTTCCGGGCTGCCGATGATGGCTTTCGGCGACATGTACGCCGCCGCCGTCCTCGGCCAGCGCCGCGGCCTGACCATCGCCCGCAGCGAGGACCGCTATATGATCGAGGACCAGCTCGCGATCCTCGCCACCGAGCGTTTCGACGCCGTCATCCACGACATGGGCGACAACACCAACAACGGCAGCCTCGCCGTCCTGGTCGCGCCCTAACCGCGCTTAGGCGCCGCGCACGCCGCGCACGCCGTGCGCGCGGTAGCGCAACGTAAAACGCGCTCAAGCAGCGCGCCTCTGGCGCGCGGTAGCGCAACGTAAGGATAAGGGTCGCCATGCCCATGAAGCTCCTCTCCACGGACGACTTCCGCGCCGCGGCCAAGGATGGCCAACGTCCGGATGGGACCGTGTTCCGGTTCTCCACGACTGAACCCCAGCAGCAGGGCGCTGAAGACGCCCGCACCATGCGCTTCGTCTTCAGCGACGCCACTGTCGACCACTCCGACGACAGCATCGATCCCAAGGGCTGGGACACCAGCCTCTTCAAGCGCAACCCGGTCGCGCTGTTCAGCCACATGAGCTGGGAGCCGCCGATCGGCCGGAGCCCCTACGTGGCCGTGGAAGGCGACAAGCTGGTCGGCGACATCGAATTCGCCAGCGCCGACATCTACCCCTTCGCCGACACCATCTACCGGCTGCTGAAGGGCAAGTTCATGAACGCCGTCTCCGTCGGCTTCCTGCCGAAGGAATGGGCCTTCAGCGCCGACAAGAACCGCCCCTACGGCATCGACTTCAAGAAACAGACCCTGCTGGAAATCTCGGTCTGCCCGGTGCCCTGCAACCCCAACGCCCTTGGCGAGGCGCGCAGCCTGGGCGTCGACACCTGGCCGCTGGTGGAATGGGCGGAAAAGGTGCTGGACAACGGCGATACCGTGTTCCTGCCCCGCAAGGATCTGGAAGCCCTTCGCACCCAGGCCAAGGGAACGGCGCCGACGCGCTATTATCTGCAGGCCAAGGGGACTATCAGCGCGGAAGCGGCCGAACGGGCCCGCGATGGACTGAAGCGCTGGCTTCAGGACCCAACCGAGGCCCTGGTCATCGACGACCGCTTCGTGCTCCGCGCCGCGGGCGACGACGCTGCGGACTGGAAGTGCGCCGCGGCCACGGATCTGCCGCTGGATGAGTCCGGCGACAGCTGGGATGGTCCTGCCGCCGCCGCGTCGATCTTTGAGCATGCCGGGGGCGCTGATTTCGACCCGGCCATCGCCCGCAAGGGTTTCCTGGCCTACGACGCATCCGCGCCGAAGCTGCGCGGGTCCTACAAGCTGCCCTTCGCCCATCTGCACGGCGACGTGCTAAAGGCTGACGCTGGCGGCCTGCGCGCCGCCGCCTCGCGGCTGCCGGATACGGACATTCCCGACGGCGTCAAGACCAGCGTGCGCACCGTTCTCGACCACTATGAGGCGCGGATGAGCCCCGCCGCCAAAGCCGCGCTCCGCGCCAAGGCCGGCCGTCGCATTTCGGCGGCGACGAAGGAAACGCTGGTGAAGGCCCTGGACCTGCACCAGCAGGCGATGGACAGCCACGCCGCCGCGGCAGAGTGCATCAAGTCCATCCTCGCCGACGACGAGGAAATGCCCCCCGACGAACCGGCGCCGTCCGACAGCCTCCCCGCCGAGCCGGAAGCCACGGTCATTCCCGACGACATGACCCCCGAGCAGCGCCGGCTGAAAGAAGCCCGCGAGCTCAAGGCCTCGCTGCCGAGCAACGACTGACGCGCTCAAGCGGTGCGGTCCGCGTTCGCGCGGTAGTGCAACTCAGGTCCCGACAACCAAGATCAGAGCGCCGCCCCGCGCGTCGCTCTGCCCCCAACACGCCCTTGGGCAAGGCGAACCGGCCCGCTGTGAAGCGCGCCATTCCCTCAGATGGAGCCTAGATTATGGCGAAGAAGCACGAACTGCGGCAGCAGCTGAGCAAGGCCGCGGACGAACTGGAGTCCATGGCCGGCAAGTCCGAAGCCGATGGGTTCAAGCAGGACGTCTATGACGCCCTGAAGGAGAAGATCGCCGATCTGCAGCTGCAGCTCGGCCGCGTCGAGGAGGCCGAAAAGGTCGCCGCCAGCCTCGCCACCCCGGTGGCGGGCCAGGACCGGCTGACCCCCTCGGCGCCCGCCAGCGCCCACAAGCTGTACGGCTCCTTGAAGAACTTCAAGGACCGCGAGATCGGCGGCCAGACCGTCCGCGCCGTCGACCAGGCCTACACCGCCGGCATGTGGTTCAAGGCGACGATCTTCGGCAACGCCGAGGCGATCGACTGGTGCAAATCGCGCGGCGTGCCGCTGACCAAGGCTCAGGGCGAAGGCGTCGATAGCGCCGGTGGCTTCCTGGTTCCGGAAGAGCTGCTCGCCAACATCATCGTGCTTCGCGAAGAATTCGGCGTGTTCCGCAAGGAATGCACCGTCATCCCGATGGGCAGCGACACCCTGAACTGGCCCCGCCGCGTCGGTGGCCTGACCGCCTACTTCACTGGTGAAAACCAGGCGACGACCGAGTCCCAGGCCCAGTGGGACGCCATCAACCTGACCGCCAAGAAGCTGGGCGCCCTGACCCGGATGTCCAACGAAATCGCCGAGGATGCGGTCGTCTCGATCGCCGACTGGCTGGTGGGAGAAATCGCCTACGCCTTCGCGGCCAAGGAGGACGCCTCCGGCTTCAGTGGGGACGGCACATCGTCCTACGGCGGCATTCGCGGGCTGAGCACCCTGTTCGGCGACGGTACTCATACCGCTGGCCAGTACCAGACCTCCTCGGCATCGCTGACCTCGCTGACGGTGGCCGACTTCACCGGCGTCATGGGCGTGCTGCCGCAATACGCGATCAAGAGCGCCAAGTGGTACATGAGCCAGCAGATGTTCTATTCCGCTGTCGGCACCGTCCTGGCCAAGGCCGGCGGCAACACCACCCTCACCCTGGCCGATCCGCTGACGCCGCGCCTGCTCGGCTTCCCGGTCGTGATCAGTCAACAGCTGCCGATCGTCACCCCCGGCTCGGGCCTTCCGATGTTCTACTTCGGCGACCTGGCCAAGTCCTCGGCCATGGGCGAGCGCCGCGGCGTGACCATCCGTCGGTCCGATCACCGCTACTTCGAGAACGACCAGATCGGCCTGCTGGGCACCGAGCGCTTCGACATCAACAACCACGACCTCGGCTCGACGACCGCCGCCGGTCCGCTGGTCGCCGCGAAAAGCCCGTAAGGAGTCTCTGTCCCAAGCCCTATCGCTTCGCTGCTTGAGGGCTTGGGCCCCTGGTTCGCCCTCCTTTTCCAACCCCATCCGCGCTCAACTTGCGCGCCCCAGGCGCGCGGTAGCGCAAGAAAGGACCCTTCCCATGCTTCCTCAGGCTAAACTGCTGCTGGACGCGACCCAAAGCGCCGGCTCCGCGACCAATGCGGGCACCTACACCTCGTCCAACATCGACACTCTGGGCCTGGACTACGTCACCATCGACATCTCGGCGACCACCCAGTCCGCCTCGACCCAGGCCGGCTCGCCGTCGGTGCTGAAAATGCAGGAAAGCGACACCACGGTCGCCTCCACCTTCGCCGACTGCGTCGGTTTCCGCGGCGGCTCCGCCACGGCGACCAACGTCGATTTCGTGGTCGGCATCGGCAAGACCTCGGGCCAGAACAACTACAAGTTCAACACCGACACGCGGCAGCGGAAACGCTACCTCAACATCGTCATCTCGCCGACCACGACCCAGACCTTCCAGGTCACGGCGAACGGCTACCGCAACGAACAGGCGCCGATCACCGCCGCCAAGGCCAACGTCCTGTCCCTCGTCGAGGGCTAGGCCGCGCCTGACCGCGTGACGCGCACGGCGTGCGCGTCACGCGGGGTCACTCCCTCTCCCATTGGGAGACGGTGGCCCAAAGGGCCGGTTGAGGGGTTACGGCGCCGCCGGGCTAACCCCGACCGTCCGTAACCCCTCAACCTCCCACGCCCTACGGGCGCGGGCCCCTCCTTCTCCCTCAGGGAGAAGGGATCGTCAAAGGACCGACGCGCCATGCCCAAACATAAACCCGACCACGTCGCCGCGCTCGCGGCTCAGCTGCTACCCGCTCACGGCGGCGTCGAGATCCACCACATCCGCCGCTCGATCGCGACGGCCAAGGTGCTGCTCGACGAGGTCCAGGCCTGCGCCGAAGCCGAAGACGCCGCCGCGGCGGAAGCGGCTGACGCCGCCAAGGCCGCCATGACGCCCAAGCCCGAAAAGGGCGCCAAGGCCGCCGCGGAAAAGGTCGCCGAGTAAACCATCCGGGCCGACACCCGGACCAGACGTCAGCGCTGACCAGATGGGGACCGGGTGTCGGTCCGGTCCCCATCGACCCCCATCCTTTTTGCGCTACCGCGCTTCGCGCTGCTTGAGCGCATCCCCGCGCTACCGCGCTTCGCGCTGCTTGAGCGCATCCCCGCGCTACCGCGCTTCGCGCTGCTTGAGCGCGCCTCCCGACAGAGGAACTTCCCCGACATGCTTAAACTCGACCTCGGCGCCGGCCCCACGTCCGCGCCTGGCTTCACGCCCTTGGGCCACGACCACGGCTCGGAAATCTACCCGCTGCCCTATGCCGACGAGACCGTCGACGAGATCTACGCCAGCCATGTGCTGGAGCATTTCCCGCATGGCCAGGTCGCGGCGGTGCTTCAGGACTGGACCCGCGCCCTGAAAAAGGGCGGTCGTCTGCGCATCGCCGTGCCGGACTTCGCCAAGATCGCCCAATCCTACCTGGAGGGCCACCCCGCCCCGCACCAGGGCTGGCTGCTGGGCGGCCAGACCGACGCCGACGACTTCCACAAGGCCCTGTTCGACCGTGACACCCTGCGCAAGCTGCTGGCGGCTCAAGGCCTGGTCATCATCCGGCCCTGGCGATCCGAGCTCGGCGACTGCGCCGACCTCGACATTTCCCTGAACCTGGAGGCCCACAAGCCGTTCGTGTCGGAGATCGTCGTCTCGGGCGCCATGAGCGTGCCGCGCCTCGGCTTCATGGACAACCTTTTCTGCGCCATCGAGGCGATGGTGCCGTGCCAGGTCAAGTTCCGCAAGCACGGCGGGGCCTTCTGGGGCCAGTCGCTGACCAAGGTGTTCGAGCGGATCATCGAGGAAGACAACCCCGATGCGATCCTGACCCTGGACTACGACTCGATCTTCTCGCCGGCCCACGTGGCGCAGCTGATGCAGCTGATGATGCTGCACCCGGAGGCCGACGCGATCGCGCCGATCCAGTCCTCGCGCCACCTGGAGACGGCGCTGTTCACCGTCGAGGGGCCGGAGGGCGACAACGCCCCGACCCTGTCGCGCGCCGATTTCGAGCCGGACCTGCAGCCGGTGGCCACCGCCCACTTCGGCCTGACCCTGATCCGCACCGAAAAGCTGCGGCAGCTGCCCAAGCCCTGGTTCCATTCAACCCCGGCGCCCGACGGCACCTGGAACGACGGCCACGTCGATGAGGACATCGCCTTCTGGCGTAAGTGGCGCGAGGCCGGCAACAGCCTCTACCTCGCCAACCGCGTCGCCATCGGCCACGCCGAGCTGATGGTCCGCTGGCCCGACATCAACCTCGAGGTCTTCTACCAGTCGATGACCGACTGGCAGAACCAGGGCGCCCCGGGCGGGGTGTGGCGATAGCCGGCGCCCCTGGCGCGACCCCTTCAACAACGGCCATGCCGTGGCGCGCACGCCGTGCGCGCGCTTAAGGACTGACCTGATGCAGCCCATGCCCCATAACCGCCGCGCCAGCCTACCGGCCGCCCTCCATCGCGGACGGGGGATGTTGCTGATCCTCGCCGTCCTGGCGGGCATCGCCGCCTTCGCGCCGCTGGCCGCATCGGCGCAGACCGCCAGCGGGTCGCCGCCGGCGACCTACACCGACTCGTTCGGGCAGACCCAGAGCGCCGCCGTCGTGCAGCTGAACGCGTTCCCCGCCAATGCGAGCACGGTGGCCTTCTCGATCGCTTCGGCCTCCGCGTCAGCGGCCTTCACGCCGGTCGCGGGGCGAACCTTTCACCTCACGATTCCCGCCGCGGCCATGTCGGCCGTTTGCCCTGTCGAGCGGTCGTTCAATGCGGGCGCGACCTGGGTCCCGCTGACCGTCTTCGGCGCCCAGATCGAATCCCTGAGCTTGAGCGGTCAGGGCGTCAGTGAGGACCTCTACGAAGCCCAGGCCTTCGTAGAGTATCGCCTCGACTGCGGCGCGTCGCTTGGCTCCTACGCCTCCGGAACCGTCGCAGGGAGCTTCACCCAATGAAGCGGCGCGACCTTCTAGTGGGCCTCTGCGCCGCCCCCATCGCGGCCTATGCGTCGAGCGCGCTGGCGCAGGTTGACGGACCCGTGGCCAAGGATGCCTATTCCATCGCGAACGCGGTGCAGGGATACAGGCTGGCCAAGCGCCCGCTTCTGACAGCGGTTCGGTGCATCACCCTCGCCGACATGGCAGTGTGGCAGGCCTTCACCGGCCAAGCGCCGGACATGATCCACGCCTTTGGTCAGTACGGTCTTGGTGGGTCGACACCGTACCAAAATAACGTCGGCACCTTTGACCAGTGCATCGGTCAGGTGGAAAGCCAGTGCGCGGCCTATCCGGGCATCCCGCTCATTTGGGCGATCCCGCTGGCGACCAACACCCAGGCGATGACCGCCGTCTCCGCTGGAACGTTCGACCAGCAGTACACGGCTATGTTCGAGCAAATTGAGGCCCACCAACCGAATGGCGATATCTTCGTCCGGTTAGGCCATGAGGCCGGATTTGGGTACGGCACCCCAACGTGGCCGTGGGCCGTCACCAACGCGACGACCGCCGGGCAGTACATCGCCGCGTTCCAGCACGTCGCGGCGCTGATGCGCAATATCAGCCCCCGGCTGAAGGCCGTCTGGTGTGTTCCGTTACAGAGCACCGACAGCGTCGGGACCGTGTTCGATCCTACCGGCCAGACGGGAACGGAAGGCTATTACCCCGGCAACGCCTACGTCGATGTGATCAGCATCGATGCCTACTACGTCGCCTCTTCGGCGGCCTACAATCAGACTTTCGACACCATGTCCTACGCGCCAGCGGTGCTCGGCTATGCCGCCAACCCTTACGGCATCCGGTATATCGCCGATTTTGCGCGCGCCAGCGGCAAGCCGATGTCCTTCGATGAGTGGATGGTTGGCATGGATAACCCCGGCTACGTCCGTGACATGGGCAACTTCATCAACGATCCGGCCAACAACGTTCTCTACCACGGGGTCTGGAACCGCGACGCGAGCAGCCAATTCACCTGCCGCCTTACCCCGGACGGCTCTGTGCAGAAGCCGCTCTCGCGCGCCGCCTATCTCCACGGCTTCCATGGGGTTGGCGCACCCCTATCCGAACAGTCCGAAACCTCGACCTTCATCAACCGCGCGCCGAATATCCCGACTGGCGTCATGTCGGTGTATCGCAACGAGATCGACACGCTCTACGCGGCGCTGAAATCGTTCGGCCTCCTTCAGTACCTCGACGCCCTCTACATGCTCGCGGGGCCGGACAACGACACGACGTTGCTGTCTCTAACGACCCCTGGCGGTGGCGTTTCTGGCTACACCGTCGCCAACTACAAGCTCTCCCGGACCGGAAGCCCCATCTTCACCGCCAATTCCGGCTGGTCGGGCGATGGATCGACGTCGGATTACCTGAGCACCGGCATCAACTTGTCCACGGCCCCGGCGCTGAAGGCCTCCCAGAATTCTATGCACATGGGAGCATGGTTCCTGACCGCCAATCCCGGCGCTGGAGCCACCAGTTCGTATGACGTTGGATGTGCGGGGTCGGCGATCGGCATCAACGGCGCTGGCTACTTCCAAGGCCAGCCGAACTATGGGTCGCCAAAAACGATGTCAGCAGCAGCCGCAGCGCCGGGCCACATCATGTGGAACAGGACCGCGTCAGGCGCTTGGGCGGCATTTAAGGACGGCGTAGCCGGCCCGACTGGGACTGATACGTCAGCCGCATTCCAAAACCGCAACCTTCAGCTCGGCTACGCCAGCGGGCTGCTGGCCGGCGTCAACAACCTGATGGCCTTCCATTTTGGGGGCGCCTTCAACGTCAACACAAACCAGAACGACGCGCTTAACATGCGAACCTGCCTGCATAATTTCGGCGTCGCCATTGGCGCGCTGAGTTCCTAGTCGGTTGTTCCGGCGCCTTGGAACAACAGCGTTCCCGGCGCGGACTGGAAGGGCGATGCGATGACGGTTGAGTATGGGCGCGCGCCGGCGATGTCATCGTTTGCAGCTGGGACAGCCTGCTGGATACCGGCCTGGTGCAAAGCCAGACCCATGTGCCGTCGAACGATAACGCCGACGTCGATGTCTACAACCTGACCGCCTCCGGGGTGCTGCCGGCCGCGAACCGGTTCTGCACCGGACAGCTGCTCCGCGGCGTGCAGTAGGGAGAAGCCCGATGGTCGCTCAAACCTATTCCAGCTCGCCCTTCAGCGCCGCCGGGACCGCGCTTAATCGCGCGACCGTGCTCGGGGCGCTGACGTTCGAGGAAGACTTCACCGCCCCGCTAAACGCCAAGGCGGCGGTCTGGACCAGCGAGTTCTGGTATGGCGAGCCGAACGCACCGTCGTCGCGGGAATATGGCAACGGCGACCTGCAGATCTTCTCCGGACCCGGCTACAACGGCGTCACGCCCTGGATCGTCACCGACGATCAGCTGCTGATCCAGGCGCGGCCCTGCGCCAAACCTTCGCTGCCGGTGAATGGCGGCAAGGCCTGGACCTCCGGCGCGCTGACCACCTACTGGTCGTTCAGCCAGACCTACGGCTATTTCGAAGCTAAGCTGCGGGCTGAGGTCGCGCCCGGCATGTGGCCCGCCTTCTTCCTGCTGGGCCGCAACACGCCGCTCGACGCCAATATGGAGATCGACATCCTTGAGGCGCTCGGTTCGACGCCAGGGTCGGCCTTCCAGTCCTGGCATCTCGCGACGCCGCCGGCCAATCAATGGGCCGAGAACACCGTCACCAGCAGCAACGCCAACGAGTGCAAGGGCGTCGACGGAAGCGTCGACCATATCTACGGCGTGCTCTGGACTCCCACGGTCCTCACCTTCTTCATCGACGACGTCGCGACCTATTCGATCCCCAACCCGGGCTTCCACACCCACATGTATATCCTGCTGGCCTTGGCCGTCGGTCCGGGCAGCTGGAACAACAACCTGCCGGCCGCCGGATGGCAAGGCGGGGATATGACGGTGGATTACGTGCGGGCCTGGGCGCTCGCGGCGGGGGTGAAATAGATGGGCTACAGCGTCGTCACGACGGTGCTCGGCCCGGCCGCCAGCACTAACCTGACCGACCTGGGGACGGTGAAGGATGAGTTGGAGCTCAAGGCGAGCGACACCTCGAACGACGCCTGGCTGACCCGCGCGATCGCCCAGGTGTCCCGCGCGATCGAGCGGCACTGCAAGCGGAGCTTCGCGCCGGAGTATCTGCAGGACGCGTTCGACATCGAGCAGGACGCCTATCCCTATCAGACGCCCGGCGGTTTCGCCCAGCTGCAGCTGACCCGCTGGCCGGCGCTGGCGGTCGTCTCGGTGATCCAGACCCTGGCGCCAAGATCGGCGACCACGCCCGCGACCACCCAGACGCTCAACGCGGGCACGGACTATCGGGTCAACCTCGAGACCGGCCAGCTGCTGCGCCTCAACCCCTTCACCGGGGTGGCCACCCTCTGGGAGGCGCTGCCCGTCACCGTGACCTATACCGCTGGCTTCGGGGCCCTGGTCACCGAGGCCGGCACGGTTCCTGTCTCGGCGCCCTACCAGGTCACGGTCGCCCAGGCCGAAACCTTCTCCTGCGCCCAGTCCGTCGCCTACGCGAGCGGTGCGCCGCTGACGCAGGTTGCGGAAGGCCCGGCGCAGGGTCAGTTCAGCGTCGCCGCCGGCGTCTACACCTTCAACCCCGCCGACGAGGGTCAGGCGCTTGCCTTCGTCTATGCGACCCTGGATATTCCCGATGACCTGATTGGCATCTGCCTGCGGCTGATCACGGCGCGGTTCGCCGCCAAGGGGCGTGACCCGTCGCTGATCCAGCAGGATTCTCCAGCGCTGGGGACGCGGCGCTGGTGGTTCGGCAACGCGCCCGGTCAGTCTGGCCAGTTCCCGCCCGACATCGAGGCCGCGCTGGACGATTTCCGCGTCCCGACGCTCGCCTGACCGGCCTTCGGCCTGCCTGAGCCGGTCGCCCTCAAGCAGCGAGCGAATGCGAGCGATAGGGCAACGTAAGTATGACCGATCTGATCCACATTGACGTCACTGGCATCCGCCAAGTCGGGCTACGGTTCGAGCAGTTCCCCGACGCCCTTTACGACGACCTGAAGACGGCGATCGACCAGCTCTCCGCGGAGCTGCTCGCCCGCGTCGAGGCCGCGACGCCCAGCCTGACCGGCAAGCTGCGCAGCTCGGAGCGGCTGCGGCTGTTCACCGATCCGACCCGGATCACCGGCTACGTCGACATCGAGGGCGCCAAGGGCTCGCAGGACTTCGCCAAGGCGGCGGCGGAAGAATACGGCGCGCATCGTCCGACCAAGGTCCGGTCGCACGCGATGAAGCTCGACCATTACTGGTCGCTGAAGCTCTCGGCGCCGCAGACCGTGCTGGTCGAGGCCTATTCGCGCACCGTCGATATCACCGAACGCGCCTTCGAGCGCGGGCCGCTGGCGGCGATGCAGCCGGAGATCACCGCCCGGCTCAACGCCGTCGTCGAGGCGGCCGTGGCGAAGGCCAACGCCTAGCACTCAAGCAGCGCGACGCGCGGTCGTGCGCGAGGACTGTTATGAACATTGACTTCGAAACGCCGATGGCCGCGCTGTTGGCGCATTGGCAGGCGACCTGCGCCGTGGGTCTGACCGCGAATGCGGCGGCGGCCAGCGCGGTCCTAACCGACGTCAGCAACTTTGATGGCCTGTTCCCCGGACTGCCTGTATTCGGTCCCGGCGCCGTGAAGGGCGTGACCATCCTGTCGCTCGATCCCGACGCGGCGACGATTACCCTGTCGGACCCTCTGGCCTCCGCGGCGACCGACGCCGCGTTCATCGCCGGGTTCCAGACATTCGGGCGGCGCGTCCAACACTGGTCGGAGGTTGCCGCCCAGCCCGCCCTGTTCCTGCGCCGCATTGGGGCCACCGACGAGGACCAGGAAACCTTTATGGTCACCACGCTGGAGTGCGAGGGCTGGATCTACTGCAACGCCGGCCAGAACCCCGACCTGGCGCCGGACACCGGGCTGACCGCTCTTGAACGGATGGTGCGCCAGAGCTTCGCCCCCGATGGCGACTACGGCGATCCCAAGTTCACCCTGGGCGGACTGGTGTACTGGTGCCGCATCGAAGGCCGCACCGACTCCTCGCCTGGCGACCTGGACCCTCAGGCGCTCGCCAAGCTGCCGATCCGGATCACGCTTCCCTGACGGGAAGCGAGTTTTTGCGTGGCGCTAACGCGCGCACGCCGTGCGCGCTGCTTGAGCGCGGATTTTCACCGCGCTGATGTGGCGCGAAGCCAGGGAACCTCACGATGTCCAAGACCCCCCACGCCGAAACCGTCAACGAATGGTTCCGCGAGCATCTGGCGACCGGCGCGCTCGGCCGGGCCACCGATGCCTACAACCAGGTCGTCACGGCCCTGCCGGCGCTGATCAAGCGGCTCGAGTCCGGCGCACCCGGTGCGCCCGCCGCCGCCGCCAAACCGGCCAAGCCGGCCAAGGCGCGGGTCGACGCGAAGGTCGCCGCGCAGCCGGTCGCCGACAAGCCTGCCGCCTGATCCGCTTCCCGCGGCTCACCGCCCTTTCGGCCCTTGGGCAAGGCTGCCGCGGCCCGCTGTGAAGCGCGCCTTTCCCTTTGATGGAGCCCCGCCATGGTCCAACCCCTTTCCGGCAAACCCACCTTCGGCGCCGGCCGCGTTTTCGCCACCGCCAATCAAAACAACCCGACGCCGGCGCGCGCCTTCGTGCCGCAAAGCCAGTCGATCGACTTCAAGCGCAAGACCGAGAGCCTGTTCGGCGAATATCAGATGGCCTTGGCCGTCGGCGCCGGCGAGATGGACGTCAGCGGCAAGGTCGAGATGGGCAAGACCCAGCCGCGCATCCTCTCCGACATCATGCTCGGCGACACCCAGGCCTCCGGTTCCTACCTCGAGGCCGATGGCGAGCTCGTCGCCGTCGCCGCGTCGTCGCCCTACACCGGGACCGTCGTCAACTCGGCGACCTTCCTGTTCGATCTGGGCGTGGTCAATCCGACCACGGGCGCGATCCTGACCTGCGTCGCCTCGGCGCCGGTGGCCGGCAAGTCCTATATGGTCACCGCCGGCGTCTACACCTTCGCGGCCGGCGATGAGGGCGTCAGCTACGCCATCTCCTACGCCTATTCGATCACCACGACCGGCGCGACCATCGCCATGAACAACCAGCCGCAAGGCCTGACCGGCCAGTTCCAGGCGGTGCACGTGCTGCCCTGGGGCGCCCAGCAGGACATCTTCGTGTTCACCAACTGCATCGCCGGCGGCTACAGCCACTCACTGAAAAAGAGCGGCTTCGGCAGCTCCTCGCTCGACTACATGGCCTTCGTCGGGACCAATGGCTCCCTCGGCACGGCCACGTTCGCGGACGCGGCTTAACCTTCAAGGCGCGGACTACCGCTTCGCTGCTTGAGTCCGCGCCATGCGCTCTCAAGCAGCGAGCGCAAGCAGTCGCTAGGGCGCGCAAATACGCCCTCAAGCAGCGAGCGCCAGCGAGCGATAGGGCAGGAAAATATGACCGAAGACGATCGCCGAGCGCTCGGCCGGATGCGGCGGCTGGTGTTTCAGAACCTGGCCAACGGCGTGCCGGTCGAGCAGATCATGGCCGATTTCCAGCTCTCGCAGCTGGAGGTCGATCACATCCGCCGCCATGTGGGCCGCAAGATCTGCGGCCACCGGGTGCTCGATCGGCAAGCGCCGATCGCCTGCGACAACGTGCGGGACATCCGCGCCAACCGGCGCGCCCTGCTGGGCGTCCTGGCGCGGCTCGGCAACCTCGACCTGTCCAGCGACCTGATCCTGATCACCGACAAGGCCGGTGTGGTCACCGGCAGCTTCGGCAAGATCGTCACCCAGTCGATCGATCACCCCGAAATGATCGACGGTGCGAACCACAAGATGTCCGAGCACCGGGCGAAACACTCAAACAAATACGCGCGCTAGCGCAAAGGAGAGACGATGACCGACCCCGCTCAAGGGCTACCGGTAGAGACGACCGCCTTCGTCACATTGAACGCCAAATCATGGCCGATCCCGCAGCTGGTCTGGCGCGACCTGAAGAAGTGCCGCAAGGAATTGCTGGAGCTGCAGGGGCTGATCAACGCGGCGATCGCCGTTGCGCCGGCGGACGATGGCGGTGAAGGCGCGGGAAGTCGCAACATGGCGGCGATGGGCGGTGTGTTCACGTCGCTCGCCAACGAGGATTTCGACCGCCTGGTGATGGGGCCGCTGTTTGTCGGCCTGAGCGCGGCTCATCCCGACCTGACGCGGGACGAGCTGGACTCCTGGCCGATGACCGAATTCGACCGGCAGCTGGCGTGGCTCACGGTGCGCCGTCAGTCTGGCCTGTTCGTGATCCGGGAGGCGTCGGCTGACGACGTCGAAACGGACGAAGAGCCGGGGGAAGCGACCGGGGCGACCTAGTCCCCGACCCAAACTGGGAGGGCGTGGTTCTCAACGCCTGCCGCTACTTCGGCCACACCCGGGACTATTGGTGGGCCAACCTGACCTGGCCGCTCTACGAAGAGATGGAATGGCAGCTGGCGGAACGACCGCCGGCCGACCAGCTGGTCGCCGACTACTTCCGCGGCATGAAGTGGTGGGCCCCGCCCGAGCGCACCGGGTGCGCCTCAGGCGCCGGTGGCGATGATGACGACGATGGCGAGTGGGAAAGCCCGCTGCCGGACGTGACGGACTGAACCCGCGCGGGGAACTCACCATGCCCAACAACGTCGCCGTCTCGATCACCGCCGATGTCGCCGGACTGACAGTCGGGCTCGCGCAGGCGTCGGCGGCGCAAAAGGCCTACCAGAAGGACCTGAACGATCTCGTCAGGGCGACCAAGGATACGGTCCCGGCGACGGATGCGCAGCGCGTTGCGATGTTGGCCGCCGCCGACGGCGTGGCGCGCGCCAAAGCCCAGGTCGCCCTGATCAACGGCGAGCTGCGTGGCATGGCCGGCGGCGCCAAGGTCGCCGAGGAGGCGCTCGGCGGCGTGCATTCCGGCATGGCGGGGATCACGCGCGAAAGCCTGGTGATGGCGCGCGAGCTGTCCCGCGGCAACTTCAACCGCATGGCGGGGTCGGCGACCATCCTCGCCGGCAAGCTCGGCCTGCTGACGCCCGAATTCCTGCTGGTCGCCGCTGGCGTGGTGGCGGTCGCGGCGCCGATGGTCGCCTTCGGCATCGCCGCCGAACAGGGTTCCGAGGAGGTCGCCAAATTCAACAATTCGTTGGAGGCGACCAACGGGATTTCCGGCGTCACCATCTCGCAGATCCAGGTCACGGCCCAGACCCTGGCGAATTTCGCCCATGAGGGCGTCGGGACGGCGACCAAGGAGCTGATGAACCTGGCCGCCAGCGGCAAGTTCACCGGCCAGACCCTGGCCTTGATCGGGGCCGACTCCACCCGGATGAGCCAGCTGACCGGGGAGAGCGCGGACAAGTTCAACGCCGAGTTCGAGAAGATGGACTCCGGCGTCGCCAAGTTCGCCCAGGAGTATCAGGAGCACTATCACCAGCTGACCACGGCCCAGGTCCAGTACATCCAGCAGCTTGAGGACCAGGGCCGCAAGGAAGAGGCCGAACACGCCCTCGCCGAGGATGTCTACAACTACCTCGGCAAGCAGGCGCCGGAGAATCTGGGCTTCCTGGAGACCGCATGGCGGACTCTCGGCGCCACTGTCGCGGGCGTCTGGGACGACATGAAGTCGGTCGGGCGCAATTCCAATGCCGATCAGATGCACGCCATCCAGGAGCAGATCGGCAATTATCAGCGTCTGATCGCGGGCGAAGGTGGCGCGGGACGCAATCCTAACCTCGACGCGGAGCTCGCCGCCGCGCAGAAACAGCTGGCCGTCGTCCAGCAGAACGAGGCGGCGGCCGAGCGGCTCGCGCAGATTCACGGTCACGACGCCCAGGTCCAGACCGACGGCGTCGCGGCGGCGGCCAAGCTGCACGAGCAGTTCGAGGCCTCGCGCACCAGTGGCGAAAAGCTCAAGATCACGTTGCAGGAGATCAACGACAATCTGAACAAGGCGGTGGCCGCCGACCCGACCAACAAGGCGCTCTACGAGCAGGAAGCCGCCGCGGCGCGCGCCCAGGCGGCCAAGTCGGACACGCCGAAGACGCCCAAGGCGAAGGCCGACAGCGGTGCCGGCGACGAGTCCGACATGCAGGCGCTGCAGGAGGAGTTTGACAAGGAAGAAGCCTCCCACAATACCATGATTACCGACATGAAGGCGTCGGAACTGGCCTATTGGTCGGAAATCCAGGGCCTCGCCCAGGCTATGGGGCTGACGTCGAAGGACCAGGCGGCGATCCGCATAAAGGTCGACCAGCTCACCCACGAGCAGGCGATCCAAGGCATCCGCGACGAGATCGCGGCGCGCCAGGACGCGGACACGCACGATATCGACGAAATCCAGCAAAAGGCTTCGCGGCAGAAGGAAGCGACCGACCAACAGATCAAGGATGTCGAGGACGCCGAAAAGAAGGGCGTTCTCAGCAAGGCCCAGGCCACCGTCCAGATCAAGGCCCTGATCGATCAGCAGGAAAAGGACGCCGAGGATGCCGCCAACCGTATCCTCGCCATACGGATCGCGACCGACAAATTCATTGAAGCCCTCGCGGCGGAGGGTACGGCTGAATACAAGGCGGCGAAAAAGGATGAAGTTGACGCCACCAAACAGGCTGGCGACGCCATCATCGCGGCGGAAGTGGCCAAGGCCGCGAAACTCAGCGAACTGGCGCGCCAGACGGCGGATAATTCCGCGAAGGCATGGAAGGAAGCCAACTCGGAAATCCTCTCGGCGGAAAATGAACTCGTTTCCGGCATCATGGGCGGTCGCGAAACACTCGGCCAGATCCTGGAGCGGTTGGCGCTGGAAACGGCGACGAAGGAGATTGAAGCGGACGTCCGGTATTGGACCGAGCACGCGCTGCTGAATGCCGAGATCGGCGCCTCCGACGCGGCGACCGAGAAGGGTGGCCTGCTGATCCACCTGCTGACGCAGACGCAGAAGACGGCGGCCGTTGTAACTAGCCAGACTGCGCAGACAGCCGCCACCGCCGCCGGCAATGCCGCCAGGGTTACCTCTGACGCCACGGCCGCCACCACATCCAAGGCGATCACGGCGGCGACGGCCGGTCCGGCGATCATGGCCGACGCCGCTCAAGCGGCTGGCGGCGCGTATAAGGCCGTCGTTGGAATCCCAATCGTCGGTCCCATCCTGGCGCCAGCGGCGGCGGCAGTCGCGTTCTCGGGTGTCGCAGCCTACAAGGGTCTCGCAAGCCTCGATGTTGGCACCAACGTCCTGCCAACCGACATGATCGCCCAGATCCACGCGGGTGAGCGCATCATCCCCAAGGCCGACAACACGGCGCTGATGAATGCTGTCGCCGCTGGTCCGGGTAGGGGTGATGGCGATGGCACCGGTGGGGGCGGTGGCCACACCATCAATATGAACGGTGACTACCACTATCACGCCGCCACGGACGGCAGTTCGCCCGACGATTTCAGGGCTGCGCTGAAAGAGCATCGTCACGAGGCCGCGAACCAGGTGCGCCAAGCGATCCGCGAAGGCAATCGGGCCAAGCCCGGCAGCAATATGCCGTTCTGACGGGACAAACCTTGACCATCACCCCCTTCAATCCGCCGAACGCGCTGACCCAGCTGCCGCGTGGGAACCTGCTGACCTATTCGAACGACGGGACGGACGCCGCCTGGACCAAGAGCGGCGCCGCCGACAGCGCGTCCGGCTCGACCGACCCCTTCGGCGGCTCGACGGCGCAGACGATGACGGCGGCGGCCGGCGGCGCGTTGCATGCGGACTTCCAGGCCGTCACCGTCCAGGAGCCCGCGCTCGCCTATACCTTCAGCCGCTACGTCAAGGCCGGATCGGTCGGCTATGTCGTCCTGAAGCTCGGCGACACCAGCGGCGCGGTCTTCGCCTACGCGACCCTCAATCTGTCCACCGGCGCGATCACCGGGCTGACGACCTCCGGCGCGGTCGCCAATGTCGCGGCCGAGGAGTTTCCCGAAGGATCGGGCTGGTTCCGGTTCTCGATCGGCCTGCAGGACCCGTCGGTCGATACCTGGGAGTGCACGACCTACGTCTGCAACGCCGCCGGGACGGTGTCATATTCGGCCGCCGGCACCGAAAGCATCCTGATCTGCGGCGCCCAGCTCGAGCCGGGCGGGACGCCGGGCGCCTATGTGGCGACGGCGGCCGCGGCCGATCCCGGCATCTGGGGCGGCGTCGCCGGCTTGCCGGTGCTCCCCTGGCTCCCTGGGCGCTCGCCCAAGGTGACCAAGGCGCCGATGTGGTCGACCGAGGTGATCCGCACCGCCTCGGGCCGCGAGCGGCGCACCAGCTACTGGCCGTCGCCGCTCTGGCAGTTCGAGCACAGCTACGGTGTGCTGCAGCAGGCGCCGAGCGAGGAAGATCTGGCGCTGCTGTGGGAATTCTTCAACGTCGCCCAGGGCCAGTTCGGACCCTTCCTGTTCGTCGACCCGACCGACTGCCAGGTCCCGGCGTCCAGCCCGGCGGCGTTCGGGACCGGCGACGGCTCGACCCTGTCATTCCAGCTGCTGAGGCAGATCAACAGCTTCAGCGAGGCGGTCTATGGCGTCTATGGCCCGACCATCCTCGACAACGGGTCCGCCGCCGGGGCCTATACCATCGGACCGAACGGGGTCGTGACCTTCGCCACCGCCCCGGCCGCCGGCCACGCCCTGACCTGGTCAGGCTACTTCTACTTCGGCTGCCGCTTCCTGCAGGACGACCTGAGCTTCGACCGGGTCGTCAACACCCTGTGGACCGGCAAGAGCCTCAAATTCACCAGTCTGCGGCCCTGATCATGAAGACGCCCATCGATAACGGGATCTCCGGCGCGACGCTGGCGCTGCTCGACAGCGGCGTCGACTTCCAGATGGTCGACTTGTGGGCGATCAAGCTGAATGGCGGCACGACGATCTACTGGCATGGCGCCGGGATCAACACGCCGCTGACCTTCAACGGCCACACCTATCTGGCCGGTCCAGGGATCGATCGCGGCAAGATCACCACCAAGCTCGGGCTGGAAGTCGCGACGCTCGACGTCAATATCTCGGCCACGGTGGATGACCTGATCAATGGTGCGCCGTTGATCCCCTTCGCCCAGGGCCGCGGCTTCGATGGCGCCACGGTGATCCTCTATCGCGGCTTCCTGGCCAACTGGTCCTTTCCCTACACCATCGTCGGGGCGACCATCGCCTTCTCCGGCCGGGTGACGCAGCTGAAGGATATCTCCCGGGCCAAGTTCACGATGACAGTGTCGGCCTGGACGGTCCTGTTGAACGTCAACATGGGCCCGGACGTGTTCCAGGCAGGGTGTCTCAACACGCACTACGACGCCGACTGCGGGCTGACTGCGTCGCCGGTCAGCGGCGTGGTCGCGACCGGGGCGACCAAGACCGCCTTCAACACCAACCTGACCGAGGCCGACGGCTATTTCACCAAGGGGGTGATCACCTTCACCTCGGGCGCCAACGAGGGTGTCAGCCGGGCCGTGCAGGCCTACGCCCACGCTTCGGGTGCGATGTCGGTGGCGTTCCCGCTGCCCTATGCGCCCGCGAGCGGCGACACCTTCACCGCCGCGCGCGGCTGCCTGCTGACCATGGCCGACTGCTCGGCGCAATCGAACCTGATCCACTTCCGCGGCCAGCCGTTCACGCCGCCCGCGATCACGGGGAACGGCGTCTGATGACCGAGGCTGAGGGTAGAGCGGCCGTCGTCGCCGAGGCCATCACATGGCTGCGCACGCCCTATCATCATCGCGCCAAGCTGAAGCGGATCGGCGTCGACTGCGCCCAGCTGGTGCTGGCCATCTATGAGAATGTCGGCCTGGTGCCCCCATTCGACACCGGCGACTATCCGCCAGACTGGCACCTGCACCGCGAGGTCGAGCGCTACCTGGCGATCATCCGCAGGCTCGCCGGCGAGATCACCCGCGACCAGGTTCAACCCGGCGACGTGGTGCTGTTCCGCTTCGGCCGCGCCTTCAGCCATGGCGCCATCGTCACGACGTGGCCGCAGATCGTCCACGCGAGCCGCCCCGACGGCGCGGTGATCCTGGGCGATCTCGATGGCGACGTGGGCCTGAAAGCCCGCGAGCGGATGTATTTTAGCTTTTGGGCCAAGGCCTCGTGATCTCATTTTTGTCCCAAGGCCTACCGCTTCGCTGCTTGAGGCCTTGGGCCCCTGTGTTTTTGTCCCAGGCCCTACCGCTTCGCTACTTGAGGGCCTGGGCCCCTGTCTATGGTGGGCTTCTCCATGGCCGGTAGGACAGCCTCGAACGCGATCACCCGCTACGCCGGCGTCCAGGTCCAGACCTCGTCAATGGGCCTGCAGATCCCGCTCGGCTGGGGCACCTTCCGCTGCGCCTGCAACCTGATGGACTATCTGGACTTCACGTCCAAGGCCCAGAACGGCGGCAAGGGCGGCGGCAAGGGCGGCGGCGCGACAACCGGCTACAGCTATTCCGCCACCATCATCATGGCGGTGTGCGAGGGGCCGATCGACGGCATCGACGTGGTCTATGTCGACGCCAACATCTACACCAACGGCGGCGGCCCGACGAGCGGCCAGGGCATTCCCACGACCGGCGGCGGCCTGAGCGGCCCCCACGGCGCGACCTATGCGCTGAGCCAGGCCAAGCTGAACATGAACACCGGCGACGTCGGCCAGGCGGTCTGGACCTATCTGACCGCCGCCCACCCCGACCACGCCATCGGCTATTCGGGCCTGGCGATCGTCTACGCCTCCAACTACGCCCTCGATGGCGACGCGGCGCCGCCGAACCACAGTTTCGAGGTCATCCGCACCACGGGCTACGGCCCGATCGCGACCTCGTCCGGGGCCTATGACGTCGATCCCTCGCTGGTCGTCGCCGACTTTTTGCAGAACGCGCGCACGGGCGTGCCGCTGTGGCCGTCCAGCGGGCTGCTCGGGTCGATGGCCCAGTATCAGGACTATTGCCTCGCCGCCGGCCTGGTGCTGTCGCCGTTGATCGACCAGGAGCGCAGCGCGTCGGACTTTCTGACCGAGGTGCTGCTGGCCACCAACTCGACCTGCGTCTGGTCGGAAGGCCTGCTGAAGTTCATCCCCTACGGCGACACGCCGCTCACCGGCAACGGCAAGACCTACACCCCGCCGAGCGCGGCGGTCTATGCGCTCGACGACGACTTTGTGCAGGACAGTCCCGGCGCGCCGGTGCTCGAGGTCGACATCGAGGACCAGACCGACGCCTATAACGTCGTCCAGCTCGAATATCTGGACCGCACAAATCAGTACAACATGGCCATCGCCCTGGCCTCGGACGCCGCGAACGTCGACCAATATGGCGAACGCCGGCAGGACCCGACCACGGTCCATGTGATCTGCGATCCCGACGTCGCGGCGATCGCGGCGCAGCTCTACCTGCAGCGAACCCTCTATGTCCGGGCCCAGTACAAATTCAAGCTCGGCTGGATGTATGCGCTGCTGGAGCCGGGCGACCTGGTCGAACTCACCGACCCCGGACTCGGGCTCGATGGTTATCCGGTGCGGATCGTCCAGATCGACGAGGACGAGAAGTACGGCCTGAGCTTCATCTGCGAGGATTATCTGGCCGGCATCGGCAATACGCCGCTGTTCAGCATGCAGACCGGAACCGGCTATCTGGCCAACCAGCTGGTCGACCCGGGCAGTGTCGAGGCCAACCTGCTGCTCTGGTCCGACAGCCCGGCGAACGCGGCCTGGACCAAGACCAACGCCTCGATCACCGCCAATTCCACGACCGACCAGTTCGGCCTGTCGCTGGCATCGACCATCGTCGCGACGGCCGGCGCGGGCGTGCATGGCCTGAGCCAGTCGATCGCCAGCTTCGAAGGATTGAACTACACCTTCCGGGTCTGCCTGCAGAAGGATGTCCGCAAGAACGCCCGGGTCACGCTGGCCGATAGCGGCGCCGTCAACGGCGGCTATATCGAGGTCGATCTCAACGCCGGCGTGATCCTCACGCCCGGCACCGTGCTAGGCTCCGCCTACGTCCTGTCGGCGACCATGGTGGAAAGCCTGGTCAGCGGCATCTGGCTTGTTTCGATCACCGTCGAGGTCCCGACCGCGACCGCCCTCTATGCGACGGTCGATGTGCTGTCCGACGCCGGCGCGCACAGCTGGACCGCGAGCGGCGAGAACGCGCTCTACATCTCGCAGCCGCAACTGGTCCAGGGTGTCGCGATCGGCGACTACGCCGCCACGCAGGGCGCCGTCGCCGGGCCGCTCCTGTTCAACCCGCCGTCGGTGCTGACGGCCGGTCAGCAGGGCGAGGTGTGGGCGGCTGTGTCGGGCGGTCCCTACTGGGGCGGCTGCATCGTCTGGACCAGCGTCGACGGTTCCAGCTACCAGCAGGTGGGCACGATCAACACGCCCGGGCGCTTCGGCGCGGCGACGACCAGCCTTGCGACCGCCACGGACCCGGACACGAGCCACACGCTGGGGGTCGACCTGGGCGCCAGCGGCGGCGAGCTGGCCGGCGCCTCGCTGGCGACCGTCGACAACGGGGGCACCCTGTGCCTGATCGACCAGGAGCTGATCGGCTACGAAGCCGCGACCCTGACCAATCCTGGCCGCTATTCGCTCGGGACCTATATCCGGCGGGGCTTCCAGAATACGCCGATCGCGGCCCACAGCGTTGGCGCGCCGTTCGTGCGGCTTGACGACGCGATCTTCCAGTTTCCCTACCTCGCCCCGACCGCCGGCCAGACGGTCTATGTCAAGTTCCAGAGCGTCAACCTGTGGGGCCGGGCGGCCCAGGACCTGGCCAGCTGCAACCCCTATACGATGACGCCCGCCGCCCTCGGCGCCGCCGCGCCGAGCGGGAGCGCCTGGACGGCTGTCGGCGGCACGCTCTCGAACGCCTCGCAGTCGATCCCCGCGCTGATCATCACCGGCGCGTCGGACAATCCCTCGGCGACCGGCGTGGCGTTTTTCTATCGCGTGTCAGGCGGGATGGCGTGGACATCCGCCGGGCTGCACCCGATCTCCACCACGTCCTACGACATCACCGCCGTCTCCCCGGCGCAAACCTATGACGTCGGCGTGGCATACCAGGTCAACGGGGTGATCGGCTCGATCACCGTGATCGCCACCAACCAGACGGTCGGGAGCGTTTCGGCGCCGGGATCGACGGTTCCGGGCGACGTGATTACGGCGACGCGCACGGGCGGCTCCGGCAGCATCACGCTGCCCGGCGGCTCCTATACCCATGTCGACATCGTCCTGAGCGGCGCCGACGGCGGCTGTTACTATGAATTCATCCACGGCACCACCTATAGCATCCACGACGGCGGCCAGGGCGGCAGCGCGACCTATGCCGGCCTGTCCGTCACGCCGGGCACGACCGTCATTTCCTGGAGCCTGGGCGTGCGCGGAACCAACGAAAGCATTGGCGCCGCGACCGCCGGCGGCGCGTCCACCGTCACCAGCCCCGCGATGACCGCCAACGGCGGCGGCGGCGGGACGAACTCGGCGGCGGGCGCCGGCGGCACGGCCACGGGCGGCACGACCAATACGACCGGCGCCGCTGGGACCATCGCCGTCAACGGCGGCAGCAACGGCCAGATCACCATCACCGCGCGCGCCTGACGCCGTGACCCTCGCGCACGGCGTGCGCGTCTAACCCCGGAGATAATCATGCCGACGACGCCTCCCACGGCGCCCATTGACGCGACCCCGGCGCCCGCGCCCAAACCGCGTTGGGTTCCAATCGAGATCAACAAGCTCTGTCTCTATGGCATCGCCATCGTCGCCGTCGGCGACCTCGTCGCGCTCGGTTGCGGCGTTTCGGTCGCCGACATATCGACCCTGAGCGGCCCAGTGATTGTTGGCCTGTTCGCCATCATCGATCGGGGTGCGTCCAGCAAATGACCGCCGTCATCACCGCCGCGTCCGTCGCCGCTTTCGCGCCGCGTTGCGACGCGGCGACGCTCGCCGGCGTGCTCGCGCCCGAGGCGGCGGCCTGCGAGATCGACACCCCGCTGCGTGTGGCGCACTGGATGGCGCAGATGTTCGTCGAGTGCGAGGGCTTCACCCGGTTCGAGGAGAACCTGGACTACAGCGTCGCCGACATCCTTCGCGTCTGGCCCGGCCGCTTCCTCAGCAAGGCCATCGCCCAACCCTACGCGCACAATCCGCAGGCCCTGGCCAACCTGGTCTATGCCGGGCGCAACGGCAACGGCGGCAGCGGGACCGGCGACGGCTGGCGGTTTCGCGGGCGCGGCTTCCTGATGCGCACCTTTCGCGGGGGGTACGCCCAGGCAAAAGTCTTCACCGGCATCGACCTGCTCGCCGACCCCGATCAGCTCGCGTCCTCGATGGCGGTAGCCGCGTCCGACGCCGCGCATTTCTGGCTGGCCAAGGCCTGCAACGCCCTGGCCGACGCCGACGACGTCGTCGCCGTCACCCGCGCCGTCAACGGCGGCCTGACCGACCTCGCGGCCCGCAAGGCCGCGCTGAAGGCCGCAAAACTGATCTGGGTTTAGCCCTTACATTTTTGTCCCAAGGCCTATCCCCCGGCCTTCGCCGGGGTGCTTGAGGCCTTGGGCCCTGTCTATGGGGTTATCCATGACCGATACCGCCGTCGCGCTATCCGCGTCCAACGCCATCGCCGACCCGACCGCGACCCTGCAGGCCTTCACCCTGCAGGATCTGGCGCAATACACGCCGGAGAAGGCCTTCGCGCCGGACGCCAGCGCCGACGTGGTGCTGTTCTATGTCGGCCGGGACGATGTGCACGACATCCTCAAGCACCTGCTCAGCCGGGTGACCACCAGCCTTTTCCTCAACATGTTCGGCTTTGACGATCCGGAGTTGAACGACATCCTGATGGCCCACACCGTCAACCCCAACATCCTCATGCTGATCACCCTGGACCTCAGCCAGGCCGGCGGGACGCATGAAAAGGCGCTGCTCGCCGCCGACGCGGCGCGGAACCTGGCGGCCTTCAACACCCATTTCGTCATCGGCCAGTCCAAGACCCATTCGATCAGCCACACCAAGGGCTTCGTCGCCGACGGCCGCGTCGCCAGCGAGGGCTCGACCAACTGGTCGACCGACGGCGAGGGAACCTTCATCACCGGCGCCACGGCGGCCGGCGGGGTCGGCTACAAGGCCCAGAACAACACCCTGTCGGTGATCCTCGATCGCAGCACGGTCACCAAGTTCCAGGCCGAGCTGATCATCGAACACCAGATCGCCCAGGCGCAGGCCAAGGCGAGGGCGGCATGAACCTCACCGGCCATGGCCATGTCTATCCCCGCGCCGACGGCTACAAGGCCCGGTGCGGCGGCCCGACCTTTTGCGAGGCGTGCCTGAACGATCTGGCCGCGCTCGAGGGCGCGAACGTCCACGCCCAGACGGCCCTCAAGACCCAATATGCCGACCCTAACCACGTTCTCACCGACCTTCTCGACGGCATGCGCACGCAGCTGCTGATCGTGCTCGTGAACCGCGCGGGCGGCAGAGCCGAGGTCCCAGTATCCGAGATCGACGCCAATGGCGCGTGGCTGATGTCGATGGCCGTCAGCGCCGACCAGAGCGCCTTCATTTTCGAGACCAGGAAGAAAGACTGACCATGCGATCAGCAGCCGACCTAGATGCCGAAGCGTCGCGCCTTGAAGAGGATGCGGCGAGCCTGCGTCGCCAAGCGGGCGCCCAGCGTGAGCGCGACCGGGAGGATGCGCGGAGGAAGGCTGAAGCCATCCCGGTCGACCGTCACGCGGTCGAACTGGCGGGCGGCGGACCCGTGACCGACGATCACCGCGAGCTGAAGCCGAACGGTCAACAGAAAGACTACGTCGTTCTCTCAGAGTCCGAACGGTCCAAGGGCTTCGTGCGACCGTTCCGCGACGCCTATCGCCATCAGGCCTGCGGCAAGATCACGACCATGAGCCGCGAGATCGCGGCGACGTATGCCCGCGACCCCTTCTTCTACAGCGGCACCTTCTGCACCACGTGCGGCGCTCACTTCCCGGTCGGCGAGGATGGCGAGTTCACCTGGTACGAAATGGACGGCCGCGAAGGTCCGAAGGTCGGGACATGACTTCTCAGATCGTCCTCGATGCCAGGCAGCGTCGCCTTCGCGCCACGCGGCCGGACGACAGGCCGTTTTGCAGGCCTGATTGCCAGTGCGCTCGGTACGCCAAGCGCATGCGGGAGATAGCCGAGAAACAGGCTCGCGGAATGCTGATCAGCATTTCGATTCCCGAGCCCGACGCGTCGTGCTGCGGCAGGCGCGGATCGCGGTGATCACCCGCTCGCCTGCTCTCGCCGGCTGCCTCCTGCTCTCAGGCTGCGCCGGCCTCCCGATCGGCGGCCACAGCTACCTCTACGTCGGCGTGGGCGTCGTCCACATCGAGAAACAGGCCGACGCGACCGGCATCCGCTCGGCCTCCCTCGGCCTGGCCGCCGGCTGCGGCCAGGTCACCATCGGCGCTTCGGCGTCGTTCTGCGCGGTGCTGCCGGAACACGGCAGCGTCGCGATCATCGACCGGGCGCACAGCCCCAATGCAAGCCTCACCGTTCAACCCCGTCAACCCTAAGGAGCCTACCATGAAACTTGCCTCGATCGCGGCCCTCGCCGCCCTCGCCATCGGCGCCGTCGCGCTGTCCGGCTGCACCACCCTGACCAGCCATGACGCCGTCAAGGTGCAGGGCGTGGCCATCAACATGAACGCCAACAGCGGCGTCACCGCCGGCCAGTTCAGCGTGACCGTCGACCGCGCGCCGCGCTTCATTCCGCAAGGCCAGACCCAGGATACCGTGACAGCCTGCGGCCAGACCGACAGCCCGGACACCTTCTCCAACCTGAACAGCAAGGCGACGGCGTCGGCGACGTCGGTTGGCTCCGGCACGGGCGTCAGCTCGCCGTCGGTCGCCATCGCCACCGGCGACGAGGCCGCCAACGGCTGCGCCGCCATCCTCGCCGCCGCGGCGACCACGGCCCATCCTGCCGATGTCGTCGCCACCGCGCTGAACCACACGGTGCTGCCGAGCGCCGCGCCGACCAGCATCGTCCGCGACGGCGTCGCGCCCGGCTCGGCCACCACCACGACCGCGACCAAATAGGTCGCGGTCGGCGGCCGGCTTCACGCCAGCGGAGGGCTTCGCATGACGGATAGAGACCGCTGGCGCGTGCCGCCGATGGCCTGGGCGTTGGTCGCGGTGAACGTGATCGCCTTCGTGGTGGTCATGTCCATGGTGCTGACGCAGCCATGACCGATCCCGCCATGGCGCCGCTCGGGCCAGACGACGCGCGTCTGGCCCCGACCTGGCGCGCCGCCTACAGCGACCGCACGGCGCTGCTGATGGCCAGGTTCGCCCAGTACGCCTATGCCCGCCCGGAGGCGATCAACACCATGATCGCGCCGGGCGGCTTTGGGCGCATCGCCGCCCTGACCGCCGACGACATCCAGGTGTTCCTGGCCGACGGGCCGGAGATGGCCATCCTGTCATTCCGCGGTACGGCCGACCTCGCCGACTGGGGCTACGATCTCGACGCCCGGCTGATCCCCATGCCCGGCCGGGATGGGATCGCGGTGCACGCCGGCTTCTGGCAGGCCTACGGCGATATTGCGGCCTGGTGCCGGGCGCGGGTCAACGCCTTGCCGCCGGACCTGGGCCTCTACATCACCGGCCATAGCCTGGGCGGCGCCCTGGCGCAGCTGGCGGCGGCCGACCTCGAGCGCGACACCCTGGCGGCCTGCTACACCTTCGGCAGCCCGCGCGTGGCGACCAAGGCCTTCGACGCCCTGGTCAAGTGTCCTCACTACCGCCTGGTCGACAATTGGGATCTGGTGCCCGGCGTGCCGCCGCCGCTGGCCGGCTTCCGCCATACCGGCGACCCGCGCCTGCTGAAAGGCGCGGCGCCCACCGTCGCCCTGCGGCGCGACCGCAACCTCTGGGCCCGGATCGCCATCGACCTCTGGACCTTCGTCGAGGGCCTGTTCGATCGCGACGTGACCTCGGTCGACGATCACATGATCTGGAACTACCGCGGCCGCCTCGAAACCATCGCCGCCGCGCGAAACGGCCGCGCTCAAGCGACGACCGGAGGGAGCGTCAGCGCCACGAAAAATGGCGGTGCTCCATGACGGCCCGCGGTCGATCGCCTGCGTCCAAGCCGGACCCGTCTGTTGCAAAACCTCGGTCAGCGCGGTCGCGCGGAAAGGACGACGCGGCCATGCTTGAGATTTTGCGCGGCATCCGGAGCGAGCAGGCCGAAATCAAGGGCGCGGCCGTCAAGCACCAGGCTGACGATCAGACCGCGTTTGGCATCCTGGGCGGCGCGCTGACCGAGATCAAGGACGGGCAGGAGGCGCTCAAGTCCCAGTTCACGACCCTGGCCGAGTCCGTCGCCAAGATCACGCCCATCGTTGACGAGCTGAAGGCCGATAAGATCCGCGCGCTTGAGCGCGCAGCCGTGATCCGCGAACTGGCGGTCGAAAAGTCCCGCGCCGACGAGAAGGTCGCGGTCACCAAGGATCGGAACGACGAAAAGCTGAGCCGCTGGCTGACGCCGCTGCTGGCTGCGGCCGTCACCGCCATCCTCGCCCTCGCCGGCGGATGGGCGAACGATCACTTCCACCGCGCGCCCGAGGTTAAGTCGTCGACCACCATAACTTCGACGATCGACAAGCCTCGCTGAAATCCGCGGGTCTTCCCCTCCCGCAGATGACTTGAGCCCTCGGCCAACCCGGCCGGGGGCTTTTTTTATGCGCGGCGCGGCGGTAGCGAGCGATAGCCGCCGACGTAGTCCGCCGGCGGGTCGATCACCACGGTCTTCATGTGGGGCGCGCTATGCCCGCATGCGGGCGTCTGGCAGCGACCGAGCCGGCTGAGGTCGCCGGTCGTGCGATGCGCGCCGAAGATGGCCGCGACCTCGGCCGGGCCATAGACGGTTTCACGCTTGCACGACCAGCACTGGATCTCCAGCGTCCACAGCAGCCCCTCATAGTCGCCGAACGGAACGTGGTCGATCTCCGGACTGATCGAGACGTGAAGGGCGTTGGGATCGCGGGGCATAGGTCCGACCTGAACAAGGCGGGAACATAGGCGCGTGTAGCGGCGCCCTCAACCGCTTCCCTCGCGGCCATTTTCGATTCAGTGTCGCGCACGCCGTGCGCGCTGCCGCTACGCGGCGATATCTACCGGCATTCTTGGGCTGGGTGTATGTCGGTTGCCGCCCCCAGCTACCAACTTACCCCCAACGGCTCTGCGGGCCTGTTCGGCGCGCGCGTCCAGGAACTTCGCGAGGTCGCCGACAAGGTTGATGCGAAAGCCGTTGGGCGCGCCGGCGTCGGGGTGCAGGTCGATGCGGATGATCAGGCCTTGGACGGCGTCGATCAGCGGCCGGGCGTCGGGGTCGGTCCCGGCCGTGGCCAGGGTGGCGTGCAGCTGGTCGATCAGCTGGGCGTAGCGGGCCGGGGCGGAAGGATGCAGGGCGATGGCTGGGCTACCCGCGCCCTCTGCGGCGTCGATCGCCGCCAGCTTGGCCTCGAGGGTCGCGCGTTCCTGTTCGGCGGCGATGGCGCGCTCATAGCCCTTCTGTGTGGCGCGGCCGGCCTCGACATCGTCGCAGTAGCGGTTTTCGATGCGGTGCAGCTCGGCGATCCGCTTCTCGATCGGCGCGCGTTCGCGGCGCTCGGCCGCCGCGGCTTCGGCGTAGGCCGCATGGTAGGCGCGGACATAGAGGGCGGCGGCTTCCGGGCTGGCCAGCTGGGCGCGCAGGCCGGTGAGGACGCGGTCCTCGATGGCGGCGCGGTCGGCCATGTGGCTGTTGTCGCAGACGGCCGCGCCCTTCTCGCGGTTGGCGGCGCAGACCAGGCGGGTCTTGGAATAGCTGGTGTAGCTGGCGGCGCAGCAACCACACTTCAGCAGGCCTGAGAGGACGCCCCTACGCCGCGCGCTGATCTGGCCGGGGTGCAGCTCGCCCTCCACCGCCTTGCGGCCCTGGACGGCGTCCCAGAGGGCCTGGGGCACGATCCGCAGGGGTTCGGCCGGGGTGCGTTTCCACTCGGACGGTGGGTGCATGCGCGGCAGCCGCTTGCCGGTGTCGGGGTCCTTGACCACGGTCATGCGGTTCCAGACCTTCACCCCGGCGTAAAGCTCGGTGTAGAGTACGCCGTTGCCGCGCTTGCGGTTGCCGACGATCTGCACGCCGGTCCAGGCGCCGCCTCGGGTCGACGGGATGGCGCGGGCGTTGAGGTCGCCGGCGATGGCCCGGCCGGTCTCGCCGGCGGCGAAGCGGGCGAAGATTTCCCGCACCACCTGCGCCTCCGCCTCGACGATGGCCGTCGCCCCGCCGGGCGCCGAGCGGTAGCCGTAGAGCCGACTGCCGGTGGCCAGCCCCTGCTCGGCGTTGGCGCGCATGCCGCGCCGGGTCTTCTGGCTAAGGTTGACCAGGTAGAGCTCGTTCATCAGCCCCTTGAAGGTGCTCTCGATCGCGGTGACGTGGTCGGAGGTCAGGGTCGAGATGATCACATGGGCGTAGGTCAGCCGCTTGAAGATGTGGGCGTCGTGCTCGCGGTCGCGGGCCAGGCGGTCGGTGTCTTCCACCAGCACCCGGTCGAATTCGCCGGCCGCCGCGCAGGCCAGCAGCGACAGGATGCCCGGCCGGTTGGCCATGGCCGCGCCGCTGATCGCCGCGTCGGAGAAGCCGGCGACCACGGTCCAGCCGCGCGCCTCGGCGTGGCGGCGGCAGACCGCGAACTGATCCTCGATCGAGCGCTCGTTCTGGCGGTCGTTGCTGTAGCGGGCGTAGAGGGCGACGCGCATCAGGGGCGTTTAGTGGCCAGTTCGCGGGATTGAGGCGGCAGCGATCTGGCCTCTGAACCCACCGGGGATTCCGTTGCGCGGGATTGAAATTCCGCAATGTCGGACTCGCGAAAGTAGCGCCGCCGGTTTATCACCGTGGGCCGCGGAAAGCCGACCCGCTCATCGTGCATCCAGCGCCAGAGCGTCATGTCGCTGATGCCGCCAAACCGTTGACGGACCTGGGTTGCGGTCAGAAATTCAATCATCGGGGTGTTTCCTGCTTTCGGGTAGCGGCATAGTCCTTCCGCGCCTGCCAACGCGCAAGCGCTTCGATCACCCGCACGATGGCGGGGTCGAGGGGCCGCGGCTGAGGGGCTGGCACGGCCATCGTCAGGCGCCGTCAGCCGGTCGGATGTTCATCGGATGCACGATCATCGCGCGACCCGCGCCCTCATAGGCGCAATGGATCATACAGGTGTGCTTGCCCGGGTAGAGGCAGAGGACCTCCCGGCCAGAGTTCGGGCCTTCATGGTCGAGGCGGTAGGTTGTGCCGATCGACGGGCTGACGCCGTATTGGGCGCGGACGTTGTCGTAGCCGTCGTCGGCCAAAGGCGTCTCCACCTTAGATATTTTCACGCCGCGCTCCAGGAACTCGACGAAGGACTCGCTCGACCGGTATTCCCGGAAGGCCTCGAACGCGCGCCAGCGAGCCTTGGACCGCGTCGGGGCGGTGTAGAGGGAGGGTTCGAAGGAATAGACCTCGACGCGGAATATGGGCCAGGGCCTCAGGGTCATCACCGCGCCTCCCGCAGGGCGTGGAGCGCCCGGATGCGCGGCGCGTCGGCCTCGAACTGGGCTATGTGGCCTTCACCCTCGGCGGTCCAGCGCCGGGCTTCGTCGCAGGCTTCGACGTAGGCGAGCCAGAGCGCCGAGCCGTCGTTCTCGCGGGCCTGCCACGCGCGCCACGTGGCGTTGATCTGGTCGCGGAGGGCATGCGGCAGCCGCCGCCAGTGGTTGAGGCACATGAACTGGCCGCGCTTGCGCCGGACGGTGCAGCAGACGGCGTGACAGAGCGGCTCCATCACAGCACCGCCCGCAACTGGCCAAGCAACGCTTGGGCCTCGTCGTTGGTCAAGGTGGCGGCCAGCTCGTTATCCGTCTCCTCGATGATGATCGTGACGCCTTGCGCCCAGACCCCCGGACGGAACTCGAATTGGCCGAGGCGCTCGACGTTCACGCTGACGACCCGGTCTATCTCATTGGTGAAGACGACCATCAGACCATCACCCCGCGCGGGTCGTAATCGCCTTCCCAGCCCTGTGGCATGGAGAAGCCGGCCGCGCGGGCGTGGCCGCCGCCGCCATAGCGGACGGCGATCTCAGAGACGTCCGCGCCGCCGTCTTTCGATCTCAACGAGAAGACGCGCCGCCCGTCGGCGTTATCATAGTAGCAGGCGCCGAAGGGCGCCCCTTCGGCCAGGGTGTTCGCGGCGTCGCTGCTCAGGGTGTAGGGGATGCAGGCGACCTTGACACATTGGCCGCCGATCACCATCGGCCGCGTAGTCATTTTCAGCAGCTCGGCGACGTCCTTGCGGTGCTTGCGCTCGATGGCTTGGCCCTGCGCGGCGATGATCTCGCACGTCAGGGGCGCCTCGAGGTCGCGGGCGATCGCATCCCATGCTTCGAAAGTGTATTCGTGGCTGAACAGGACGGCGGCGATTTCGCGGGTCCATGGCAATTCGAACCGCCAAAGGTCGCGATCCTGAACATGTCGGACGATCGCCGGGGCGCTGCTCAGGAAGGCGTACCGCCAAGCCAGCATCGCGCCGGACCTGTTCATGTCGAACAGTGCCTGGATGTTTTGGCCGGCGCCGCCGGCGAGGCCCTGGTCCTCGTGGCGCGGCTGCCAGTCGATCGCGTCGACCACGAAGTCCGCGAGGTCGGCCTGGGCGCTCTTGTGGTGGTCGAGCACCGCGATGAAGGCCGCGCTTTCGGCCATGCGGCGTAGAACTGGCGCCTTATAGCTGAAGTCAACGATCAGCACGCGCTTGCCCATCACGTCCGGCGGCTCGGCGCCATAGACGCCGGGCACGAATTCGACGTCGGGCCAGCGTTTCCAGATCGCCCAGGCGGCGGTGAAGCCGTCCTGGCATGGCGCGTGATAGATGCAGATGTCGGGCTTCATGGTCAGCCTCTCCCTTCCGGAACATTCGGGGTGCTGGCGTCGGCCGATCCCCATTCGGTCTTGATGATGATCCCGGCGCTCACGCGCTTGCGGTGCGCCGCCGGCAGGGTGGCGATCATGGCCTCGATCGCGGCGCCTTGGCGCTCGATCGGCAGCACGCTGATCGCGTAGCTGGCCAGCCGGATCGACAGCTCGATGGGAGTGATGTCCGAGTAGGGAAGCATTTGGCTGAACGTGGCTTCCATGCAGGTGCGCAGCACGTTCTGGGCGACCTGGATGTTGCGTAACTCCGGTTTGCCGTAGAGCGGTTCGCGCGCGGCGGCCTGGATGAGTGACGGCTCGATCTGCCGCTTGGTCGACCGGAAGTACGCGCCGACAGCCTTGATCAGGTCGCGCTGCTGCGAAGACGGCTTCATCACGCCCACCCGATGTATTTGGCTTGCGCGGCGTGGTTGACGGGCGGCCTGAGGTTGGAGCCGATGTCGTGCGGCGGTTGCCAGTTCCAGATGCCTTGGCGGCCGGTCGCTGGGATGGGCTTGGCAAGCGGGCGAAGGTTGTCGATGCGCCATGCGAACCGGCCCACGGCGAAGTTGCCGGCCGCGCGGTCAGCTTCGGTCAGCGACGGCGCGAGTCTCGCGCCTTCGACGCATGCCGTGAGTTCGCCGATGGCGACGATCATGCCGACCGGCACGATCCCGCGCCAGTTCCGGCCGAGCGCGGCCTCGACCAAAGCATGCGGCGCGCCGACGACGTCGATCGTCAGGCCGGCGTGGATGGCGATGGGACCGCGATAGGGCGTCGCCCAATCGCGGGTCTCGTGGCGCTTGACGCCGGCGGCGAACAGCGACGCCCACGGCTGCCAGAGCGTCAGGGCCTTGATGGTTGTGGTCTGGTCGAACAGATCGGTCATGAAAATTCCGGGATTGGATCAAACAAGGATGGGCCGACCGGTGAGCGAGGCCGAAGGCAACGAGCCCACCGGTCGGCCCTAGCGCTTAGGCCGCGAGTTCGGCGTCGATCACGTGCAGGAGCGTGTCGAAGGACCGCGCGTAACTGGCTCGGCGAGCCACCGCCGCCACCTCCACCACCGCCGCCACCTCCGCCGCCGCCACCTCCGCCACCGCCACCTCCGCCACCACCGCCGCCGCCACCACCACCGCCGCCACCTCCGCCACCGCCGCCACCTCCGCCACCTCCGCCGCCACCGCCGCCACCACCTCCACCGCCGCCACCTCCACCGCCGCCACCACCGCCACCGCCGCCACCGCCGCCGCCGCCGCCACCTCCGCGCGAGAGCGCGCGGCGTGGTATTCCGTCCAGGCCTTTGAGC